GAGGACAGCCTGGTTCTTATATAATCTTAAAAGTTCCTGTAAACAACCAGGAGCTATATAGAAAATATAAGTTTTGGCTGTAAAACACAAAAAAAAAATAAAATGATAAATATACTAGAAGAAAAAGCAATTAAATATTTTATAGATAGCAACAAAAAATTGTTTGATGCCACATATGTAGATCAACGTGATAGAATCAAATGTAAAATATATAAACACAATACAAGAGATTATACATATTTATATTTATTAAATAATTTTGTTGACGGAGCAAAACCATATGAAGATTTTATGCCAAAAAAATATGGATTTAAATACAGCTATTATTTAGTACGCATATCAAATTATATGGTAAATAGTAAAGATTTTCGTAGTCCATTTGTATATTTAATAAAGGACAACAAAATAAATAATATTAAAATAAAAATTAAATAAAAATAGCAGCATTTATGACACACATGTAAATGTTATAAAGAATTAAAATATAATAGGGCGGGGTAGAGTAGTGGCCTAACTCAACAGTCTCATACGCTGTTATTTCGCAAGTTCGAATCTTGCCCCCGCTACAAAATAAATAAACATAATAAACAAATAATATGAATCAAATTCTATCTATTTTAAGAACTGATTTTTATAAACAAGGACATGCAGACCAATATAACCCTTCTATAGAAAAGCTTGTATCTTATTATACGCCACGAATAAGTCATTTAAAAGACACAAATGAAGTACCGGTAATTGGATTGCAGGCTTTTATAAAAGATGTTCTAATAGAAGATTTTAATAAAAACTTCTTCCAAAGGCCATTAAGTGAAGTAATTAAAGAGTATGAATTTGTTATTGAATCTACTATGGGTAAAAACCGTATTAGTAGTAAAAAAGTAATAAATTTACATAAACTTGGTTATCTTCCTATAGAAATCAATGCTTTAGAAGAAGGTACATTATGCCCCATTAAATGTCCGATGATAGAAATAACAAATACACATTCTGATTTTGCATGGTGCGTAAATCTTATAGAATCTATTATGTCATCGGAATTATGGTATATGGGATGTACAGCAACAGTAGGTAGATTATATAGAAACATAGTAAATAAATATTATAAACTCACATCAGATAATGAACAAGATGCAAAACACGCTATTTCTGAATTTGGGTTTAAAGGTCTTCCAGGCCAAGAAGCTGCTGTAAAAGCTTCTATGGGATTCCTTGCTTCTTTTGATAAAACAGCAACTATCCCTTCTATTTTAGAGATAAATAGATGGTATGGAGATGATTTGTCATCTATTGGAAGTGGAATGGCATCAACAGAACATTCTGTTATGTGTTCTTCTTATGAATTAGATAGTAAAAACGAACAAAAAACGCTCCATAGATTGCTTAAAGAAATATATCCAGATGGTAATGTTTCGATTGTGTGCGATTCATACGATTATTGGAATGTGATAGAGAACATCATTCCTAAGCTATATGGAGTGATTATGGGAAGAAAAGGCACATTATTTGTAAGAGGTGATTCAGGAGATCCTGTTGATATAACAGTTAAAACAGTCCTTAAATTAAGCAAGATATTTGCTGGAGAAACGACTGTTAACAATAAAGGATACATGGTATTACCAAAACAAATACGTGTCATATATGAAGATTCAATAACTCCTATAAGAGCAAGGAAAATATATGAACAACTACAAATAGCTGGATTCTCAGCTGAAAATGTAGCTCTTGGCACTGGAAGTTTCTCTATGCTATGTTTGGAAGAAGAAGAAACTGATTGGGAAATCGGATCTGAATCTACTACTTCTAAAAAAGAAAAAACAATCTTACAACCATTTACTAGAGACACTTTTGGTGTAGCAATCAAAACCACATACGGCGAACAAGCTATATACCATCATTGTGATCATGCTAAAAATGGATTTGAAAAACAAATTAAACCTTTTAATATTTTCAAAAATCCAAAAACAGATACAGATAACTTTAAGAAATCACAAAAAGGATGTTGTATAGTATTTCTAGATCAAAATGGCAAAATAACATATGAAGATGGAAAAGTATATTCAGAAGCGCGTAATGATAACAGAAATTTACTGTTGCCATTATTTGCCAATGGAAATCTATTAAGAGAAACATCTTTTATGGCTATAAGAAATAAATTATGGAATAATAATTTTTAATGTAAATTATAAAAATGGAGAACGTAGAGACGACTCTTATCAGTATAATATAGATGATAAATACTGTCGCTACGTTTCCTTGCCTCTTTAGTTTAATTGGTAGAACGACACACTTGTAATGTGTAGGAAATGGTTCGAATCCGTTAAGAGGCTCAAAAAAAAGTCATAAAATACTTGCAAATATCTAAAATATTTTGTATCTTTGCAAAATCAAACATAAAGAAAAAACAATATATTTAAGGACAGAATCAAATTTAGATGAAAGAAACGTATGGTGAATTTAGATATGAAAATGTAGAAGAAATTTCAGAACTATAAAATATTAAGCCCACATAGTTCAACGGATAGAACAGAGATCTTTAAGCAAGTCAAGTAATTATGAATAATAATGAAAGCACTAAAAAGGGAGCCTTGTTTTGGAATATTAAGCAGATTGTAAGCAAAGGAGATTATTTATATGCTTTAGTGCCAGAACATCCAAATTGCACAAAAAATGGATATGTTTTATTGCATAGAGTAATTATGGAAAATCACCTTGGAAGACTTCTTAATACCAATGAGATTGTTCATCATATTGATGAAAATAAGAAAAACAATCTTATAGAAAATTTACAAGTAATGACAAAAGAAGAACATAATAAATACCATGGATCAAAACAGGGTAGACTTATGGTAAAACTAAAATGTCCTATTTGTAAAAAAGAGTTTGAAATTGAAAAAAGAAAAAGTTTTTTCATTAAACCAGTAAAATATCCATGCACATGTTGTTGTAATAGATGTAGAGGAATATTATATAGGTTTATTCAAATGAATGGATTAACAAAACAAGTGAAGGATGCTATATCGGAGAACTTCCTAGGTGAATATAGAGTTTATTCACAGGATAACTCCGAGGAAACTATCTTACAATAGGATCCGTAGAGACTATACGCATCACGTCTGAAACGACGAAGAAATAGTCCAGACCACAACAACTATTTATAGTTGGCTATAGTAATATAGTGTGGTAAGCTAAATCTTAGATGAAGGTTCGATTCCTTCTGTGGGTACACCGGTTTCTTGATAACGATAGGAGAGAAACAGGCAATGGTTTGTCGTTAAAAACTCGATTGTCAGGTGAAAGTAATAAAACTAGGATAGGTAATGATCCAGCAGACTGAAACGTTCTTTCTAATGCACGACCTTGTATAATAAATAAAACAATGCACATTTATTCTCTTGTCATCTAAAAGTTAAGATACATGACTAATATTCATGGAATACAAGTTCGAATCTTGTCAAGAGAACGGGTGGTCTAGACTACACATGACCCTATAAATAATGGTAGTGGCACTATACATTTGAGGGAGAAATATTATGATATAATTATATCATAACATCGTTGGTTCGAATCCAACTATAGTGGCTAAAACAGGATAATTATGTTAACGAAAGAAATATTTTTTAAAAAATTAAAAAGGTTAAATGCTTTAGAGGAATATCAAAAAGTATTTAATAATTATTGGGCTATAGAATCAGAAAATCGTTTAACTGAACTTTTAAAAACATCTAAATTATATAGAGATGTAATATGTGGATCTTTTATTTTAGATAAAAAATGGTTAAATATTGCAGACAAAATAGATTTAATAAAGACAAATAATATTTATAAAATCAAAATAAAAATCCGATAATATCCTTTATGTATTTCTAGTGAATAATAGTAACTAGTGGTTAAAATACTTTGACTTGACAGTGGAAAGAACTGTAATTAAAATTACATACATTATCAGAATCCTTGTATGTAGGGTGTTTGTTATGAAAAACATTAATTTTACTGAAAAATTTAATGTTAACGAAGTCAATGGTCTTTATCTTAAAATCTTTAAGCCAGGAGCAATTCTTGGTTACAAAAAAGATTCTGTAAAATGTAAGAGTATTCTAATTGATGAATACAAAGATAAAAAAACAGGACAAAAAAAGATAAAGAAAATAGAAGTTGAATATCAAATCAAAGAGAGAAATGTTTCAAACTGTTTCTCTCAAACATTCATTCGCCCGGAAAACGTTGAATGGTGGTCTTCAACAAAAAACTCACCATTTGTAACAGAGCAAATGTTAGCTGATAGAGGTAAATATAAAGACCTCATCAATTCACTGAATTACAAATGGAATAAGCTTTCTAAAATAGAAAAGCTTTGCTATTATCTTTCATTATTTGATGAAGGATTAGGAATTGAAGTCATTCCTTATTACGAAGACGAATATCTACGTAAAAGGAATAAGTAAAACAACTTTTTGAAACTAGCTTTTGAAAAAAAGACAAACTATTTAGTTTCATTAAAACTTTCAGATAGTTATTATTATGAAAAAATTAACAGAAAAAGAACTTTTTGCTAGATTAAAACATTTTAATATTTCTAAAACTAAATTACTTAAAGCAATAAGTTGTTCATATTCTCATCCAGAACACACATTAGCAAATACTTTATCATGTTGCTCAAGTTATGGAGAAGTAATTAACCAATCTTTAGTATGGATAGAAACACCTCAAGGACATAATTTCTGGAAAGATGTATGTGATAACATAGACGAAATTGAAATCTCGTTTAAAAATCAAATAAATAAAATTAAAATCAAATGAGTGAACTTTATCAAATATGGAATGATTTAAGATGTTCATGTGAAACATTTTTGTCATTCAAAGATTGGATGTATCAGCATCAAGATCAAAGCAATATAATACAATCATGCGAGGATAATGAAAATGAACAAGAGTTTACAGAAGATGATTTCATCGTAGATGAATTAGAATTAATATATTGATAGAAACTAAACATTTATCAGCATCTGTTATACGCGTTAGTACATTTTTAAATGGAACACATAATATAACCATCAGTACAGTGGTTAGTTTTATCAATTGAGCGATAGTAGTTTAAGAGAAAAAACAAACAATATGTTTATACTAATCACATTAGTCTATCGCTCCAAAAAACAATAATAAAATGTGGAAAAAATATAATATTGAAATTGACGAAGATGAAATTCTATCAGATTATGATGAAAATGTTGATTATTCAGAATTAGCACTTGATAAATATGAAGATGAATTAAATCTAAATTATGACGATATTTTTGAAGAAAATAATAACATAAAAAGTAAATGAAAAATCTAAAGAAAGGAGATGTAGTAATTACATCAAGAGGTAAAGTTGGTATCATTACGATACCTAAAATGTTTTATGTACTTGATTCTGAGAGTAAGATTGTTATGGCCGAGGATTTTAATGGCAAAAATTATTTCGATGAAAAACTAAAAGAAAAAGGTTATTCAATCAAAATAACAGAGCCATTAGTATCAATTAATGGAATTGAATTTGAAATTAGCGAAAACAAGCTTACTAAAATAACGAAATGTATAGTTGTTGAAGATAAGCATTATAAGAAATTTATATTTAAAATTAGAAAATGACATTAATACTATCGTTAATAATATTATTTATTTCTGCTTATATATTTTATTCGTATTTTCAAAATATATGGATTATAGTAAGCGAAACAATTTCTTTCATAGTTGAAGAAGAAACGGTATTAATGTTGACGAATAAAGAATTGTTGATAATATTGTTATTGTTTCTGTTTTCTCCAATAACTATGTATTGTACAAAGAAATATTTAGATAAAATATACTATGGTTAATTATCTAAAAGAAGAATATATATGTCGTTTAAAGTAAGACACTTAATTTATTAAGAAGATGCAGTTTCGAGTACTGCCATATATAATTCTTCTAAATTTTGAAATCTATGGAAATATTCAAAATAAAATCTGAATCTGAATTAAAAAAAATTATTAATTCGATATCATACCGTCGTATACAAAGATTAAATCTGTTCGGTAAAATAATTCATGGATACGCTTTATGTAATACAGTACATTTTAGACATATAGATAAAACTTTATGTATTGGAGAATGTTTTGTAAATAGAATTTATCATAAAATATATAAAATAAAGATATTATAAAATATACGCTCCTGTGGCGAAATTGGTAGCACGCGAAGGTCTTAAAAACCTTTGGACAGTAATGTCCGTGTGGGTTCGAATCCCATCAGGAGTACAACAGCCCATATGGCGGAACTGGCATACGCGTTAGATTTAGGATCTAATTTTTTTGAGTTCGAATCTCAATATGGGCACAAATAAAAATCAAATAAAATTATGAAAATACCATTTAAAACTGGAGATTTATTTCAACCATTATATTTAGCAACTTATAGTTCTAGATTATCTGATAGAAATCCGATAAGTATAGATTATAAAAATAAGATATTTAAAATATTAAAAATATCTGGCCCACACGAATTATATTATGCAGGTCAATATTATTCTATTGCAGCTGTTTGTTTAGAAAATGGTTTAGTATATGGATTTTCATATTCAGACGAAAATAAATATAAAATCATAAAAAGAAATGTTAACTATAAAATAAAAATAAAATAATATGTCTAGAGTATTTTTTATTTCAGATTTACATTTTGGACATAATAATTTAGTTAAAAAACTAAGAAACATGTCTACATATGAATCAGATAAATTAATTATTGATAATTGGAATAAAACCGTACATAAAAAAGATACAGTATATGTTCTAGGAGATATAACCATGGAAAATCCATCTATTATAGAATATTATTTAAGTCAATTACATGGAACTATACGTATTATAGGAGGGAATCATGATACTAGGACATGTTGTAAGAAAATAATGGATTTAGGGATAACTATAATGGGTTGTATGGAGTATAAAGGATTTATTTGCACTCACATACCTGTTCATCCTAGAGAACTGCAATTCTATAGGGGCAATATCCATGGCCATGTTCACAAAAACGGAAGGCATGAAGACGAAGAAGCGTATAGCATAAAAAATAAATATTTTAATGTTTGTTGTGAATTTATAAATTATACACCAATATTATTTGACGATATCGTGAAACAATTTCAAAATATAAAATAAAAAATGTAGATTATAAATAATCTATATTTGGCCATGTAGCTTAAAGGTAGAGCAATTGACTGTTAATCAATAGGTTGGGATATCGTAACTCCCCATGGCCGCATATTAAGTCTTATGGTGTAATGGTAACACGTCAGATTTTGGTTCTGAAATTTTAGGTTCGAATCCTAATAAGACTACTAAAAATTTAATATTATGAACAAATTTAAAAAAGGAGATTATATTATTTTAAAACATCCTAATTTAGCATATAGTGAAGAAGATGAGGAATTAGACATATGTATTGATTATAAAAAATTATATAGGAAATATAAAAATAGAAGACATAAAATAATTTCTGTAAATGAAGATTCTTGTCAAATTAACATAGACAGTATTCCACACACCTTTTATTTTAATGAAATTACATTAGCAAAACCAAATATTATTAATAAAATAAAAGTATCATGAACGAACTATCAGAGTATGAAGACAAATGGTATTGGGAAGATCCATATTGGGAAGATAAATCAATAGAATATTAAAACCATGAAATTAACCAATAGTGAATATATTGCTTTTCGTAAGCAAGTTAAAGAAACATTACAAGAATTTCCTATGTTAAGAAAGGGGCAAGTAATGTTTAATGTTTTATATGAAATAAGACAAGATATCGCAGAAAATGTAAGATCTACTGATTTAGATCCATTTTATGACGATAATAAAATTCCACAATTTATAAAATACATTAGTGAATGAATGAAGAGGAAGAAAAACCTAAGATTCTTTATAATGGAGACATAAAAGGAAGAGTTAAAATCAAAGTAAATGATTTTACTTTTCTTTTTTGTCGGCCTGATAGAGAAGAAAAAGCTAAAAAGAAGTATGCAAAGTACTTCAAAAAGAAATTTATTAAGTATTAATTAACATGCCAGCAAAAGTAACAGCAGAAGACAGAAAAAAGCATGCCACACTATCAGGTGGTAGATTCCCAATTAAAAATGCATCTCAAGCAAGATCAGCATTGAAATTAAGAGGTCATACTAAAAACGCAGCTGAAAGACGTAAAGTCATTAATAGAGCAGCTAAGTTTTTACCTGGAGCAGCGGCTAAGGCTAGAAAAGCTGATTCTGGAAAGAAAAAGAAATAATGAAAGAAATAGATGAATGAACTAGAATTGCGATCTAGAATTAATGAGATACATACATTAATAGATGGATTAGAAAAGAATTCATTTGAAGTTTCTAATAAGCCATTTGGAGATAAACCTGTAAATATTAATTTCTTATTTTCATTTATTGGAATAGATAAAGATAAGGTTATTAATGGTTTATTCGACGAAGCTGAAAAATTAAAAAGTTTATTAAATGCCAAAAACGAACGACATTGTACAGGATGTATACTCTTTAATAGATGAAGATAGATTTGAAGAAGCTGAAGAACAACTAGAATACATGACTACTAATGAGTTAACATCTTTGTTTAATTATTTAACAACTGTATGTCCTAATAATAGGCTCATGAAAGTTGTTGAAGAAGAGATTAGCGCAAGAACAATCTCTATGATGCCTGATGAATATAATCCAGGTGATGAATATCAATTTTTTGAATAAATGAAAAAATATGTAAAGATTATTTTAGTGATTTTATTCTGTATGTTTTCTTTAAATGTATCTAATACAAATATTGAAAATATGGAAGTTAATTATACTACAGAATTTAATTACGAAGAATATATTGATACATATATAGATTCATTAGACTTAAAATACGATCATCAAAGAGAGTTTTTTAAGAAATTCCTTCCTGTTATTTATCAGGAAAGCTACAAACCTAGTATAGCTACTGCTCAATCAATTTTAGAATCAAATTGGGGAAGATGCTCGTTATCTAAACACAATAATTTATTTGGTGTAAAAGGTAATGATGTTTATTATTTAACACAAGAATGTACCGATGGAACTTTCTATAAAACAAAATTAGGATTTAGAAAATTTGATTCTATACATCAACAAATTAAATACCATAATGAAAAATGGGCAAAAGAAATGCAAAATATGACTATAGATGAATGCATTGATTATTTATCTAAAAAGAATTATGCAACAGACCCTAATTATGGTAAAAAAATAAAACGTATTATAAAACAATATAAACTAGAAGAATTAAATGAAAATATTACTACTAGGGAATAGTGGCTCTGGGAAAGATTTCGCTGCAAAACTTTTTGAATTAAGTGCAAGAATATATAGTATAAGAAATAATTATGGATACAATAGACATTCTGCTAAAGAATATATCAAACATGTTATTGAAACATTAGAGAATCAAGAAGATATTGGTATATTTACAAAAGAAAGATTTGCACAACCAGTAAAAGATTTTATACATCAAACATTTAAAATACCGTATAGAATATTAAATTCTTCTGCTAAAGATAGTTATAAGATTACGATAAAAGGAGAAGAAATTACTTTGCGTAAACTAATAATTAAGATTAGTGAAGAGTTTAAAAATATTTTTGGTGAAGACATTTGGGTAGACACTCTTCTAAAATACACTGATAAAAACAAAGATTGGCGTATTATTGTAGATGGTAGATTTCCAAATGAATTTGCTAGAGCCAAAAAACAAGGTTTTATAACTATTAAAATAGAAAGTTGGAAAGAAAATAAAACTGATTTTGGCTTAAATAAAATAAGCGAAATACCAGAGTATAAGATTGATTATATTCTGGATAACAATGGATCTCAATTATCTCTATTTAAGAAAATATATAGAATCTATGAGTCAGAAATTAAAAAAGAGAATGATAACGCTTAAAACGTTGTCATTACCTAATCAATTTTTCGTTTTAGTCAAAGATTATATTTCTAGTCAAGAAATAATTTTTGATCATAATAAGAGGAAGGAATTTGAGTGTTTTCTTAAAGAGATAAAGTACGTTGCTGGATTTGAAATAAGACAAGATTTAAATCTAATAGCAATGTGGTTGGCTGGAGGAATTCCTCAGTCAATGTATCAATATAAAATGAATCTGGAGAATGGTGGTAAAACCACATATCCTAGAAAATATGATTTCTTTGCAATAGATATAAAATATCTGCACAGATTTCATAAGAGAAATTTGGCATTAAGATATGCTGGAGCAAACATAAATGTTCCTCAATTATACCAACAAATTCCAAAATCTTTTGATGATAAGTTCATTCAAGATTCTCTTCATTCATGCATGATAGATGTAAATATCATTCATAATATTTTGGAATATAGCATTGGAATGATTAAGGCTAGAAGAGATATGTCTAAAGATTTTAAGATGTATCTACTAGACAATTCAGCAAGTAGAATTGCAGATAAAGTTTTAAAAGCAGAATATATATATAAGTCAGAATCTAGTATAGATACTAAATTGCTTCATCCAATATCTAAATCAGAAGATAATGATTTAAAAAAGTCGATTAAGATAAAGGACTTAATAGACCCTCGTATTTATTTTGATAAATATGATTTAAATAACTTTTTTGAAGATATTAAAGAGAATACGTTAGCTGATAAATATGAATATTCTATAAAAATAGGAGATACAGCATATAGATTTAAATCAGGTGGATTGCATTCTATAGATACACCACAAATATTTGAATCTGACGCAGAAAATGTCTATATAAATATAGACGCTTCTTCTTTTTATGCAACATTACTGACTGAACTAAACATTACTCCAGCTAATCTAAATAGTGAGATTTTTCAAAATGAAATAAAAAAACTTTTAGATTCTAGAATTAAAAACATCAATGATGAAGAGAAGTCTAAATTATATAAAGATGTTTTAACTTCTATAATTGGGAAATTCATTTCTACTAATTCTTGGTTGTATGACCCTAAATCATATTATAAAATAACGATCAATGGACAACTAATTATGTTGATGCTAATATCGTTATTAGAAGAAAATGGTTTAAAAGTAGTATATTGTAACACTGATGAATTAGTGGTTAAAACGCCACGTAACAGAGTTTCTTTCTTTATTGATCTAATAGATGCATTTCGTAAAAATAACACGAATATAAGGTTTAAAACAGAGTTTTGCGTTAAATTCATAGTTAAAGAATCAACAAATACATTGAGACTTTTCTATGGGGGTAAAGTAAAAAGAACAGGAATTTTTGATTATTCTTTATGGGTTACGAAAAAACTAAATGCACCTATTATTTCTAAAGCATTAGAACAAATACTACTTTATGGAGTTGATATAGATGAATTTTTTGAAAACAACAAAAAAGTATATGATTATTGTTATAGTGTTAACATAAACAAAGAACAAGTATTAAAAGTATCTGGTGTATATAATGGTAAAATATTAGTGAATACATTAAAAAATGATTTTGTAAGATATTACATAACTAATAAAGGAGGTTATTCGCTAATATTAGATGATGCAGGAAAGGAAACTGTCATATCTAAAGACAAGATAAAGATAGCAAATAATATTTATTCCTCATATGTTAACGACATCGACGTTAATTATTACAAAAAAGAAGTGAACAAGATTCTAGAGTTATTTAAAGTTAAACAATTAGAATTATTTTAATGGAAATAGTACCATAATGGAGCTTACGGAACGAGAGATTGATTTTCTTGAGTTCTTAAAAAAAGGAAATAAAATTCGTCTTATAGAGATGAATAATAATGGGATCGTCAGAATATTATCTGATTCTATCGAAGTGGTTGGATTTGATCATCAAAAATTCAGAAGCAATGATAAATTAGATAAATGTTTTGACGATTTCTATTTCACATATCCTCGAATGGTGGAGGGTAGAGTTTTAAGAACTTCAGCAAAAAACACTTCATTCTATAAAAAGATGAAGGTTAAATTCAAACAAAAAATACCAGCTGAAGATTATGATAAGGTTGTAATAGGACTTAAAAAAGAATTAGAAATCAAAGAAAAAGAAAACAACTTAAGATTCCTACAAGGAATGGAAACATATATTAACCAATGCACATATGAAAAATATCTAAATTTAGAAGAGTCTGAAACGGCTAGTAATTCCTCTTCAGCTGGTTTTTATATAGAAACTACAGAAACAGGAATTGAGTTATAAATTTTATAGAAGTGCTTTAAATAAGGTTTTTGATGGTCTAGTAGGCAAGAACAAAGGCGTTCCAACCTCATCAAGAATGCTTAATAAATGGATTACTAACATACAAAAAGAAAGAATTTATATAATATCTGGATCATCTGGTTCTGGTAAAACATCTTTTGCCAATGAATTATATGTGTTTTCAATGTTTGATGAATATATTAAACATGATAAAATTAAGCCAGAGATTATATATTTTTCTTTTGAGATGACTAAAGAAAACTTAATAGGGAAATTGATTTGTAGATGGTTGTATAGCAATTATAATATTGTAATATCACCAAATAAATTATTTTCTTATGGAGATAATAAATGTCCTCAAAAAATAATCGACATTGTAAAACAAGAAGACTGTCAAGAGTATATCTCTAAATTTGAAGAGGTAACGAAAGTCTATGATATTTCAATGGGGGTAGATGAAATAGTTAGTGTATTAGATGAGATAGGTAAAAAGAACGGAGAAAGAAAAGAAAAAGATAATGGATTTAAAACTTATGTAGAATATGAAGAAAATAAACATGTTCTTGTAGTTATAGATCATGCAGCTTTAGTTAAGTTATCACCTGGTAAAAGTAAAAAATCTACTATAGATGATTTAACACCCCACTTAATAAGAGTTAGAAAACAATATAAATTTTCTATTGTAGTACTCCAGCAACTTAACAGAAACATTTCGTCTACTGACAGATTAAAACTCGATCAAATGCTTCCAAATGACGCTGATTTAAAAGAAACGTCAGACTTATATGATGCATGTGATGTATGCTTAGGAATATTTAATCCATTTAAATACAGGATTCCTAGAACTTTTGGATATGATATTTGCACAGATGATTTATCAAAAAGAAAGTTTTATTTAGAAGATAGATTCAGAATAATGAATATTATGAAGAATCGTCATGGCGATAATAATAAAATTATGCCAGTTGGGTTTATAGGAGAAAATGGTATGATACTAGACTTACCAGCTCCAGATAAACTAGATATATTTGCGTTTAATGATATGATAGAAAAGAAGCTAGTATAGCGAATGAGTGAAGATTATATGAGTCTTTTTAGTTCTCCGCCAATGGAGAGCTTAATGGAAATGGTTTATTTATATGGAGCGCCAAAAATTGGTAAATCCACATATTTCTCTAAAATGCCTGATGCCTTAATTATAGGCACAGAAAGAGGATACAAATTCTTAAATCCAAAGAATTATATAGAATGTGTAGGATATAAAGCTCCACGAGGTGCTGATGGTAAATTTCTAAAAGATGATGAAAGCGTTGCGCGAAGAAACGCTAAAGAATTTTATATGGATGAAATTTTTGCCAACCTCGACTACGTTAAGAAAAAAACTGGTAAAAAACCATTTAAATATATTGTTGTAGATACAATATCTACGTTTGTAAATAATATATTGGCTAAAGAAATTCTTAATGATTACAATGAAGGATTAGAAAAAGGCAAGCAACAACAAAAGGCTGCCAATATCCCATTTGGTAAATATCATGAAATAGCTGGAGAATATATTATTGAAATGAAAGATACACTAAGTAAATATTGTGATACAATTATCTTAGTGGGTCATGTTAAAATTAAACAGGCTCTTCTCGAAAACTCAGGAGAAAGCGTTGTATCGTCTGAAATAGACTTAGGTACTAGAGTAAAATCTATTGTTACCACTGAGTCAGATGCTAATGGTAGATTCTTTAAGGATCTAGATGGGAATCTTTGTATATCTACTATATACGAAGGAGCAGATGCTTTAGGATGTAGAAATCCTAAGGTGGCAGGACGCATCTTTAAAGTATGTATTCCTAGTAAAACAAATGAAGAAGGGGTACCAGTTGAATTTAATACTAATTACGAATTTTTTGAATAATATAAAATAATGAAGATTAATAAACCAGCAACGACGAGCGAAAATAATGAAGGTGGATTTGATACATACACTGGTTTAACAAGGGCAAAAATAGTAGCAGTAAATCCAAATCTTAAAGAATTAGAAAAAATTGGAATAAAACTTCAAGAAGAACCTGAATATAGAAAGGTTATTAATAGTGAAAATAAATATATTGTTACATTTTGGCTTCAAAGTTTAGATAATGACAAACTGTTTAAGCTAGAATTTCCTATTGATAAAAGTATTGTTAAAAATAGAGACAATACAAAAACTAAAATGATAGACAAATTTGGACGTATATGTTGGACGACTAATGTTCAAACAATGTCTGATGTTAACCGAGATTATTTCGATGTTGAATCAGGACGTCCTTGTCGCACAATGGAAGAAGAGATTAATAATTTCATTAGAAATTATAATGGTCTAAAAACTAAAGAAGAAGGTCTTGTTAATTTGGAAAATATATTCCAAAATCCAAAACTTGTAATTAAAGATTTGCAAGATAGTGAAACAGGATTGTATTCTTGGGATATTAATAATATATGGTTGTTTGCTACTGCTTCTATAGTTGTAAAAGATGGTAAAAGAAGATTTTATCAAAGAGTCTTGATGAAATTCTATAATGGATCAATTCCTTATAAGAATGTTTTAGGATGGTTTACTAACTTTATAGAAAAACAAGGAACATATATTAAAGATTATTATGAGATTGGTCAAATAAAAGCTATTGACAAGAGTCAGTTTGGACCAGTGGGAGGGGCGATAACACCATCTGAACCAAGAGTTGAAACTAATATGAATATTAGTTCAGCCAGCGAAGATGATAACGATCTCCCTTTTTAATATTTTAAAGTTTTAGCGTAAATTTAATAATAGGCCTCTATCTTTAATTAGATAGGGGCTTATTTATTTTTTATTATGAAAGTAGATTTTAAAATATCTAAGAAGGATATTCTTGATAAAATAAGACCAGAAGAAATATTTTCTGCTTTTATTGATAATCCTAGACCTAGTAGGGTATATAAAGTTCCATGGAGGACTGATGAGAAAGAATCTCTAACGTTTTTTTATTCACCTAGTAATGAATTAATGTTTTATGATCAAGCTTATAAGGAAGGTGGAGATTGCATTACATTTTATTCTAAAATATTTAACGTTAACAGAAAACAAGCGTTAATAGAAATTTATAATAAATTTAAACTTAGAGATATAAAGAAAATAGATTATAGCAAAATAGTAAAAGAATATAAACCTAAAAGCATTGAAAGTAAATTATCATGGAAATATTCTTCTACTGATTCTAAAAAATACGAAGATGCTATAAACTATTTTAAATCATTTGGAATATCAAAAGAAACATTAGATTTTTTTGGTGTTAAACCAATTGATTTTTATTGTATAGACGATGTAATGATTCGTCCAGAAAACTTTTCAGTTGTTTATGAATATGAAGATAATAAATGTAAAATATACACACCATTATCTTCTAATAAAAAATACAAATTTCTAGATGGGATTAAAGGAGAGTATTATCAAGGATATAATAAACTACCTGAAAATGGGAATATAGTTTTTATCACATCATCTTATAAGGATGTTATGATTTTGTATGAACTAGGATTCCCCGCCATCGCACCGAAATCCGAAGTTGTAAAAATAGATGATCAAATAATAAACGAATTAAAAACAAGATTCGAAAATGTTATTCTATTTTATGACAATGATGATGCTGGATTAAAAGCAGCTGAAAAATTAAAAAACAAATATAATATTAACTATATAGTTACTGTCAAAGAAAAAGATCCATCTGATTTTTCAAGAAAATATTCTAAAGAAAAATTATATGAATATATAATATCTAAATTAAGTAACTATAACAATTAAAATAATGAAAGATTTAATCAAGATAAGACAACAAATCATATCACCAATTATTTTATTAAATGGAAATTCTTTAGAAGAATTATTTGATAACGAAACATGTGTTATAAACACATTATATGGAAGACTCATTTCTCCAAGGACTAATTCTGCCAAGATGGATGGGCTTAGAATGTTTATAGAAATACCAAAACAATGTTTAAATATAGATATTGAAGAACACAAAGATAAATTATTTTATTTTGCGTTAATTTATCGTAACGATATTCTAAGATTTTTAGAAAAAGATCCAGACCTTTATATGAGACATAATGATGCTTTAACAAGATATGTGACATCAAGATCGCTGAAATACAAAAAAGAAGTAAATCTTATATATAACATAACTGCTTTTAAATTAGCTATAACAAGATTTTTACTAAGTCAAACTTATGCCATAACTAATATATCTAGATATGGGCAAAACATTAATTTGTCATATAGAGATTTATATCTAACAAAAGGTAGTTTTGACAATAAAGAATCATGGGTAAATTCACTAAATTGTAGAATGTCGCATGAAGTTAGCATAAAAGATGTTAATATAAGAAAAATAGCTAAATTAATAAATAAATTAAATAAACTAAATTATTTTAAAAATGAATAATATTGCATATGTTTTGGTTTATGGATCTCTTAGAGAAAAAATGGGAAATCATAGACTAATTGAAAGAGTTGGTAAAAATCTAATAAAAAATGACATTATAATCCCTGGATATAACATGAAAGATATGGGTGCATTTCCAGGCATTATAAAGGGTAATAATAAAATCGTTTGTGAACTTTATAAAACAACGGAAGAATGTATTGAAGGTCCATTTGATATGTTGGAGGGATATAATAAAGAAAACCCAAAAAGATCATTTTATCTTCGCAAGTTAATCGATCTTCCTGATAAAGTAAAAGATGGAGAAGTTACCGTTACAAAAGCTTATATATATGAGCTTAATCAAGAAGACGCAGATGAAGGTAATAGATATTCTTCATTACACGATGTGCCAAAAGACGAAGATAATATTCAAGATTGGACCGAATACAAATTAAGCAAATGAAATTAAGAATAAAACTTAGATCTAAAAATGAAACAGCCGATCTATTGCGTAATGCAATATCAACTTTAAGAACTAAAATTCCAGTTGTTCTTAGGTTATATTCAAACACGCCAATAGAGGCCATTTTAAGCCCATCTCAGCTATCAAAACCATTTATTGAATGGAATACATTAGAATCTATTAAAAATAGCGCTAATAAGCTTAAAACAAAGAAATTAATGGTAGATAACGATATTCCAACAGCTGAATATTGGGAAGCCGCTGATTTTATTGAAAATAAAGAACAAATCTTTGAAGAGCATAAAAATATTATCGCTAAAAAGATTAATGGATCTAAAGGTATTGGAATGAAATTATTTCATTCTATTGACGAATACAATGAATGGGTTTCAAATGAAGGACCTAATTTAAAAGAATATTTCTTTGAGAGATATTACAATTATAATAGAGAATATCGTATTCACTTGTTTAATGGTGAAATGATTTATACCAATAGAAAAATGCTTAAAGAAGATGCTGAAGAAAGATGGTATCGGAATGATAGCAATTCTGTTTGGTATATAGAAACAAATCCTCTATTTGACAAGCCTGTTAATTTTGATAAAATAGTTGAAGATTGTAAAAAACTTCAAGAATTAACAGGGTTGAACTTTTCTTCTTTTGATATTAGAATTCAATCTAGTAAACATAAAGATCCTAAGTATATTATTCTTGAAACAAATAGCGGTTCTTCAATGGGTGAAGGAACTGCTCTGGCATATAAAAATGCCATTGAAAAATATTTAATCGATAATAATCTTTTATCATAATGCCAAAAAGAATTATAACCAATTGTATGGTAGGAGCTGACCCTGAATTTTTTTGTCAGCATGAAAAATATGGTATTGTCTCTGTTGTAGATAAGATAGGTGGCAAAAAAGATGCGCCATTGAAACTAGGAGATAAACCTGGATTTTATGTACAAGAAGACAATATTGCATGTGAATTTAATATTCCGCCAACTCCATTGATTTCTGAAAATGACGATGAATTTCCGAATGAAATGTTTGTACAAAATATTAGACATGCAATACAACAAATATATGAAAATCATCTAAAGAAATATGATTTAAAACCTATTTTTCAATCTAGTGCTATTATAGCCGAAAATCAACTACATACAGAACAAGCCCAAACTTTTGGGTGTGATCCTGATTACAATGCATGGACTAAAAAACAAAATCCAAAACCTAAATCTAAAAATACAAATCTAAGAACAACAGCTTTGCATTTTCATTTGTCTTATGATAATCCAGATGAAGAAACAAATTGCGAATTAGCTAAGATATTTGACAATACAGCTGGATTGTTTTCTGTTCTTCTAGATAATGATAATCAAAGAAGAATATTGTATGGAAAAGCAGGATCTATACGACACAAAAAATACGGTGTTGAATTTAGAATTTTAGGTGGAAATTTCCTATCTGCAAATCGTATAAATCAAGCTTTTGTCCTTCTTAACATGACTGTTATTCTTTTTAATAAAGGATACAGATGTAATTATAGATTGGTACAAAAAGCTATCGATAGTAATAATTGCAATTTAGCAAGAGAATTGCTAATATTACTTTTAGGAGAAAATAAATTTAATGAATTTATGTCTCTGTTTGAAGAAATTAGTTTTAACGAAGAAAATTATATAACCGAAACAAATAATAAATAATGATAAATTACTATCTATTAGACGGAAATTTTATAAATACACTGAGTTCTTTTTGTTCTGATAGTGTATTCAGATATTTGTCGGAAAGACCAAATTTAACCAAATCAAATATATTGTGTGTTAAATCTAAAGACGCAATACCTAATGATTTTCTAAAAAAAGAAAATTTGGAAATCATTTTGGATCTGCTAAATAGTCTTTATCCGTCACAATATCATATTTCCGTAGTACCAAACTACAGAAGAGGAAACCAAAATAAAATACAAAAAAGCAGTTATGGTGACAAAATTACTTTAGAAGAATTTCTTAAAAGTAATTATAAAGGCTGCGTGCCATTAGATAAAAACATATTACTTCCATTCGGAGATAGGTCTATTATTGTAAAAGGAGGATCTAAACACGGATCTGTATCAACACTAGATCCTGGAGCTGATGGTTTATCAAAAACGGCTACATTTAGTAATCTAAAAATGCTTGTTTTGCCATTTTCTTATAATATTATAAGAGATGAGAAAAAAACAACTATTTTTGAAAATGAAATAACATTTAAAATAGAGTATTTAACAGTGGCAAAGAATTATAATTGTCACGCATGTTGGCAGTTGTTTAATTCTATTTTGCGAATGATAGATAATCCTTTTGAACAAGGAATTTTAAGAACATATATAAATTTACGTAAAAACAAAAAATATAAAGATCAAGATAAATTCTTTTTGTTTGGATTTGCATGTGCTTTCCCTGATCATGATAAATCTATGTTAGAGTCTTATATTCAAGATTACTTTTCTCCAAAAAGAGGAACATATGGACATCTAACTAATGGTTTTTATGATAAAGATGGAATGCATCATTTTTATTATTCAAAAAAGAACAAGAAAATTTTACCGATATTTAAAACAAAAATAGATATTGACGAAAAATATCGTAAATCAGGACAAAAAAACAGATTTATTTATGATGAATCATATGTTTCAGAAGATCACACTAGTAATGAGATCTGTACAGAAAGAAGCACTGGAACATATATAAATTTATTTAACAAGAATTATACAGGTGTGTTGAGTGAGTTTAATATTGTAGATTATGAATTTGTAGAAAAGGAAATATCAAATATTAATGATCTTTACAAAGAAGTAGATAAATTTATCTTAAAAGCAAATATATTTCTTGGAAAAGTTAAACCATCTGGTATTATTGTCGAATGTATTAAAGATCTGAGAGAACTAGGATTCTTTAAGGGGAATAAGTATTTCAAATCAACAGAAGACAATAACTATTATAATGAATTTAACTTTATCGAACAAGTGGAAGACGAATCAATATTTAAAAAGACAACCAAATAAATGTGTGGAATTTTCGGATGGCATGGAAATAACCCACGTACATACAACCCTTATAAAATAGCAATCTTAGGATTGTTAAATGATTCAAGAGGAGGTGATGGATGTGGATTATCTGTAAATGGCCAAATACAAAAAAGCGCTGGTAAAATAGAAAAATTCAGCGAATTCCTAAGTGAAGAAGTATATAATTTCTTATTATCTAATAAAGAAAATACAGTATTAGGACATGCAAGAAAAACGAGTGTTGGATTAAGTAATCTACAAAACACTCATCCTTTTGGGCATGGAGAATATAAAAATGGATATGAAGTTATACTAACTCACAATGGAACAATCCATAATTATACTGATCTAGCGCAAAAGTATGAAATTGATATAGAAGGCGGAACGGATAGTTATATGCTATCTAAATTCTTACATGAAGATTTCGATAAGTTTCTGAAGATTCTTTCTGAATATAATGGAGCAGCTGCAATAGCTGCTTACGACAGAGTTAAAAATGTTTTTATTGTATTCAAAGGAGAATCTAAAAAATGGGAATCAGCACAAACTACAGAAGAAGAAAGACCTTTACATTTAGCATATGTAAATAAATCTAATTTCTACTATTCATCAGAAGAAAAACATCTGATTGCAGTTGGATTTCCTAAAGAAAAAATTATAAATCTTAAAACAAATACAGTTTTTGTATTCCAAAATGGTAATTTGATATCTAAATATGAAGTAGATAGAAGTAAGGTTATACAAAATAAAGTATATAAATCTAGCGTTGCCATAGTCCCTAAAAATAACTATGGACAATCATCTATTGGCTTTACAAACAATAGATGGACTTATAGTCAAGAGGATTATGACGATTATTATTATGAAGCATATGGTTCTTATTATGGCCAACATCAATCTTATGTAGAAAAGAATAAAGAAAATCAATGGGATAAATATAGGAGTAAACCAAAAGATGGGGAAACTACTACTAAAACCGTTGATAGCATGATGTCTTCATATAAAAAGATTGAAGAAGGGAAGCAAATCTATTTTCATAAAAATAGATATTATATAGTAGGTGGATTAATTGCAAATGGATATTGTTATTTAGATAATTCTGGTAAGGTATTACCATATTCTATTTATAGAGATCCTAACACAGTTAAATTCATTTACTTTAAAGATGGAATACCGTTCGTTAGATACGCTAACGATATTGATTTAACTGTATTAAAAAGAAATTCTGAATTATTAGCATATCCAACATTTGTTTCTAAAAAAAGGACTACGTATATTGTTAATCCAGGTAAAAACAGCCTAGAAATGTCTCTTAATAGAAAAGAAGGATTTATTCCTCTTTTTGATAGAGATAAATCTGGTAATTTAATTGGATTCTTAGAAAAACCGATTATTGTAAAGCAAGCAAAAAAAGTGAATAAACTTGATTTGTATGCTGTATATGATTCGTATATTCTAAGTAAAGACAAGTTTGATACGGTCTTTGAAAAGGAGATATTAAAAACTAGACCGGCGGAAGCAGTTGAAGCCTTCAATATAATACGTTCTTTAGAAGATGAAAATCTAAAGACCACTATGGAAGAAGGAGATATGGATTTAGATGAAATAAAAAACATACTTGGAGATGACTTTAACATTATTTAATAAACCGATAAAAGAAAATAAAAAATACAGAAGAATTCAAGGAGAATTATACGAAGAAAATAGAAGTGTTTTTCTAATTGAAGGAAAATGGAGAAGAATCATTGCTCCAGGTATTTATATAGACATGTACAATAAGGTATCTAAAATACCAGATGATGTTCCATTGATTAAATGTCTTATTGGTAGAGATAAGAATAACAATCTAATCTTTACTAAAATGGATAGTAGATGCTATAATAAAATTATGGTATTAGTAAATAACAATGGAATATTTGAGTATTATTGGGCATGGCCAGATCTGTGTTTAGAAAACATGGATCTGAAATTCAATAACTGCAGAAACTTCTATTATGAATCTTCTATTTCAAAATCAGAATTAGATGCATTTTCTAAGTCGTTTAAATATGAATCTCCTTTCATATATAATTCATATGATCTTATAGATCTGTATGAAAAGATTAAAGAAAATGTATTTAAAGATGATAAAAAAATCACTATTAATCCTATGATAGAAGAATATCTTAAGGATGTAACTTTTGGAATTGAATTTGAAACATCTAAAATAAAATTCGTTCCTAATGATATTCTTATGAAATATGGATTAATCCCTCTTAGAGATGGCAGTATTAGGGGTTATGAATATACTACAATTCCATTGACTGGAACAGAAGGAATTCAAGATCTTTATTATATCTGCAAAGCACTAAAAGAGAATTGTGAATATGATAAATCATGTTCAGTCCATATCCATATGTCAATAAAGGGAATGCCTAAAAAAGACATTAAATTTATTGAAAGAATTCTTAATTTAGGACTTCAAATTCAAAATGAAATTTATGAAATAGTTCCTGAATATAAGTATTGCAATTACAATCATGAAAAAGAAAAGAATTATACCAAGCCAATTCCTGCTCTTTCTTTAGAATCTTTATATGTTACAGAAACGAAAGATGAAGAAACAAATAAGATTGAAGTTGAAAAAAATAATATTCCACAAACATCTATTGCTAGTTTTCTGATTGGCACAAACGATGATAGCATTTTGATTAAAGGAATACATCCAAGTAACCCTGATAATCAACACAAATGGAATATAAAAGAAAGATATTTTTGGCTTAATACAATTCCTTATTTCTTTAATAATGGTACTATTGAAAATCGAATGATGGAAGCTACATTTGATTTTCAAACTATTCTTGATTGGATTATATTAACAGCATCTTTGATTAAGTTTGCTATGGATGAAAACAACAAGGATAAAATAGTAGACATGCTCGATGTAGCTGAGTACACAAAAAACAAAGAAGTGATCAAAAGAATTGCAATATTACTAAAGAAATAATATTCATAACCAAGGGGATGAGATAGTATTCTTGTCCCCTTTTTTAATAATAAATAAATAATATGATTAGATATGGTTAATACAATTGGTATAATTGATGAAATGTCATTTATACCAGGAAATGTTCCGTCATTAAAAAATAGTAAAGTTAAAACAAACAAAGGAATATTTCCTTCTAAAACTGTTTCTAAATATCTTAAATTATTTGGAATAAATTCTTATTCTTCAGAAAAGAAAGTTATATCTATTCAAAAAACTTTTAAAGGAAATAGGTTTATAGATTATTTTAAAGAAGAAGAATTAAATAGAATCAATCGATTAAGACAAGAGAATATTCCTATATGTCTTGGATTTCATTTTATTAGAGACAGTAAAAGAAGATTTGATTTTGGAAATGCATGTCAAATTATATGCGATTTAATGACAGCATATGATATTATAGAAGATGACAATATGAATTGTTTAATTCCATTTCCAATAATGGTAAATGACAGATGGTTTTCTTATGACAAAGAAAATCCAGGGGTTTTAATTAAAGTAATTAATGAATAATGAAATATAGATATTTAAATAGAATATCTTATTCAGCATTATCTTCATTTTCTAAAAAAGGTATTAATGCGTTTCTTCCTGAAAAAGAAGATTCATATGTACCTTGGTTTGCAGTAGGGGGATTAGTAGACTCCTTACTGACAGGTGATCAAGAAAAAATAATGGAAAATACAGCGGTCATTAAAGACCCTATTTCTCAACCACAAATAAAAGTTTGTGATTATTTAATTGAAAATAATCTAGAATTAACAAATGAAAATATAATTTTAGCAGCAAGAGCAATTCCTGTTTATAACAATATAAAAGATGAAGAAAAATTATTAGCAAGATTTCAAGATCCATTTCCTTTATATTATAAATGTATAAAGGATAATAAAAAGGTTATATTTAAATCTGATCTTATACTTGCTAGACAAATTGCTGGAGAGATAAGTAGTAATAGATATTATCAACAACTAATACATAGTTGTAAAAGAGCGTATCAAGTTAGAATTGAATGGGAATTTGAAGGTGAAGAAATGTTGTCTATATTAGACTGTTTATTTATTGACGACACAAATAAGCACATATATATTGTAGATATAAAGACTGGTTCTAGAAGGCCAGAAATGTTTATAGAACAGTTCTCAACATTCGAATACGATATTCAAGCTTCTTTTTATTTAACAGCAATAGAATATTTACAATCAATTGGTAAATTGCCAAGTGATTATACATTATCTTTTCATTTTATTTATGCACCAACATTAGGAGAAATTAAATCTGTATTTGTTGATGTATCAGAAAGACGATTAAAAGCTTGTAAAGATAAGTGGGTTAATTTGTTTCATAATTTTGTTGAGGCACGAAATAAAGTTCGACAAAATGGAATAGATATGATTGATTTAGAGAAATCTAATTATAGGATAATGATAGAATGATAGTGGTGAACAGAGAATTAAGAGAAGAAGAATTTGTAAATAAAAACAAATCTTTCACTTATCTTTATCCTCTACTCAACATAAAAGATAGATTACCGCTAAATACATATTTATTCTTAAATAACGATGACACTATTCGTTATGAATTATATTGTTTGTTCAAATATAGTAAACTAAATGAGGAATTAAAAAAAAACAAGAATTATTTAAGAACTATTAATTTAGGTGATTATGATATTTTTGTTTTTTCTGTTGAAAGATTTATTCCGGAATATGAATATTTTATTATAGGAAAATATAGTAAATTCCGTCCTTTACATAAGGAAGTTATTTTATCTAGATTTTCCTTTTTAAGAAACAGTAATTCTTATAAAGCTAGAGAGAAATTTAATACATTATTCGGAATACTATATAAAACAGATATCTTTAAAAAAGAATTAGAACAGAAATATAATAGACAAATAAATGACGATGAAGAATTATCAGAACCTACGGTTTTAAAAAAGGAAACATTTAATTTTTATAATGAGAAAAGATAAGAAAGAAAAAATTATTTTTAAATACTTTAGTCCATATATCCCTCAAAAAGCCAATAAAGGCGACGGAGCATATGATTTAAAATCAATTGGGCTAACTGTATTAATAACAAATTCAGATGATATACAAATAAAATATAATCTTGGAATTAAAAGTGAGTTTCCAGAAGGATATGTTGCGCTTGTATTTCCTAGAAGTTCTATATCAAAAACAAGATTGCGATTGGCAAATTCAGTTGGATTCATAGATTCTGGATATAGAGGATTTTGGGGGGCTGTTTTTGATTTTAAATATAGTCTTTGGGAGAAAATCAAATATAAACTTCTATATGGGAAACAATGGGCCGAAATATTGGTTAATGATTCTTTAAAAAAGGAAGAAATATATAACCCTGGGAAACTCGAAAGATGTTGTCAATTCTGTCTAGTAAAGCTAGCTGATTTTGACATTGAAATGACTAAAAATTTATCTTCTTCAGAAAGAGGAGAAGGAGGATTTGGAAGCACTGGTAAATAATGACTAGAGAACAAGCGTTTAAGAAAGCCCTAGAATATTATAAGGGCAATGAATTGCCAGCTAATGTTTTTATTGATAAGTATGCTCATCATGATGCTAGTGGAAGATATTTTGAATCCACTCCAAATGAGATGCTTATGAGAGCTGCAAAAGAATTTGCTAGAATAGAACAAACCTACAAACCAAAAGATAGAAAATATAATCTTAATGATGAAAATGTAATATTTTCATTTTTTAAAGATTTTAAATATATAATACCACAAGGAAGTGTTTTAGCTGGTATAGGATTAAAAGATTACACAACACTTTCTAATTGTTTTGTTTTAAAATCTCCTTATGATAGCATAGGGGGAATTGTATATTCAGATGCTGAATTAGCAAATGTATATAAACGAAGAGGTGGTGCTGGATTAGATATATCTAATTTAAGACCTAAAGACACAGAAGTACATAATGCTTCTAAAACGACTACTGGCGCCGTTTCATTTATGGAAAGATATTCCAATACAACAAAAGAAATTGGAATGAACGGAAGAAGAGGTATGTAAAAGTGCTTTAGAACTGCGTGAACCCATAAATATGGGGTGTGAGTAAAAACTTGCTAACGGTGAATGCGTTAATTATCAATTAATGAGAATACCGTGCTAAGAATTTGCATAATTAAATATTTTTTCTTAACTTTGCATATGATAAAATAATAATAATAATATGACAAAGAAAGAAGAATTTGTTTTAAATCATTACGAAATTACAAAAGACGGAAGAGTTTTTAGTTCTTTAAATTCAAATAATAATTTTCAAAGAAAAGAATTAAAATTAAGAACAGATAAGGATGGATATTTTGATGTTTGTTTAGTTTATAACGATAAAGGTGATAGAATGCCGTTTAGAGTTCATAGATTAGTAGCTTTAAAATATATTGAAAATCCTAATAATTATCCTGTAATAAATCATAAAGATTTAAATAAACAAAACAATAATGTAGAAAATTTAGAATGGTGCTCAATATCATATAACACACAACATGGATATGATAATTGCGTATATTCTAATATTCGACAAATTAAGGCTATTGAACAAAATGGTAATGAATTAATATTTCCATCTATTAGTCATGCAAGCAGATATTATGGATATAAAAATTCATCAGCAATAAATGCTTTGTTAAAAAAAAATAAACCAATTTCTAAAGGAAATAGAAAAGGGTTATTATTTATTTATGCAAATTAAAGTGTAACGACTATCGAACGGAATCTTATTACAGTTAATAAGGTATAACCAAGTAGAGTACATTTAAGGTGAAATTCCTTATTTGGAAGCGCGCAGGCGAGAATGAACGTAGTCATTCTTTAAGAGATAGTCTAAATGTAATTAAAAATTACATTTGGCATTAATGCTAACTATCGACGTTAAACATCCTGATATATTTGATTTTGTAAATTCTAAAGTAGACCTTACAAAGATCAATGGAGCTAACATATCAGTTAAAGTAAACAATGAGTTTATTGATGCTGTAAAAAACAATCAAGATTTTTATTTAAGATATCCTGTAGATCTTGATTTATCTAAATTTACAAAAGATTATATTAATGCTCCATACAATCAACTACATTACATAGAAGATCACGAAAATAACAATCGTATATGTTACATTAAAAAGATTAAAGCAAAAGAACTATGGGATAATATAGTACATAATAATTGGTTGTCTGCAGAACCTGGAATTATATTTTGGGATAATCAAAATGATTATTCTTTAAGTAATAATTATCCTAATTTCAAAAATGAATCTACCAATCCGTCAATTCACTAGGCGGCATAATAAAGTAATTTATTATGAAAAATTTGCTAAAAACGGTGGACATCCTAAATGGATAATACCGTGCTAATGAGTTATTCATTGTGTAACGACTATAAAATTTTAATATGATAAAAATAACTGATAAAAAAGAGTTGGTAAAACTCTGCTCATTTATTGTAATGGGTGATGGAGGTGTATATTATAATGGTAAAAATTGCTATTTTGTAATGAATATGAAAAAAGAAAATAGCGATTATGTATATTTATGTAAAGATATTCTAGAAAATATCACATCTTGTAGAATTAGTGATAGAAAAGATTATAATAAAGATGGATATGTAAGAAAAGAACAATTAAGACTAGAAAGTCGTATTCATCCATTTTTCACCGATCTTAGAAATAGAATATATACAGATAAATATAAAGGAATTGATCCTCATGCTTTAAAATTATTAGATTACGAAGCTTTATCATTTCTTTATATGTCTGATGGTAGTTTATATAGATATTTAAGACCAGAAATAAATATGAAAAATGAATCTTATTCAGTTAATCTTAATTTAAAAAGATTATCTTATGGAGATTTATTTATTCTTAAAAAAGCTTTAAAAGAAAAGCTTGATTTAGAATGGAACATAAATCGACACGGTAAATATTTTTATCTTAGGTTAAGGAATAAAGATTTATATAAATTCATGAAAGGAATTACACCTTATATTACACCTTCATTTTCATATAAAATTCTAGACGCAAATCTCCTTAATAAGGATGGTGATATAGTCTGTTCTTCTAAGAAATTAGAAGAGTCAAGCAGAAATGACTTGACCGTGTGAAAACACGTAACAATAAAGGTAGTGAGCTATGTATGTCTGCTAATGAAGCTTGCAGATTAATGGCTGTTAATCTATTTAATTTAGTAGATAATCCATTTACCCCAGAAGCGCACATAAACAAACAAACATTATTTGATGTATTTTATATTGCTACATACTTGTGTGATGATCTTGTAGATCTTGATATTGAAAAAATAGATGCTATTATTTTAAAAGTTAAATCAGATGAACAACCAGATTATATTAAACAATCTGAAATAAAACTATGGGAGGATATTAGAAAGAAAGCAGTAGCAGGAAGACGAATAGGCCTTGGATTTACTGCATTAGCAGATATGATTGCGGCATTAAATTTAAAATATGGATCTGAAGAATCTAAAACAGCAATAGAAGAAGTTATGCATGTAGCTACTAAAGCTATGATCGAGGCTTCAATTAATATGGCTATAGAACGTGGTACTTTCCCTGTGTTTGATAGAAAATATGAACATGGACTATATCATGAATTCTTGAAAAAAGACATGCCTAAAACATATGAAAATATGATTAGACATGGAAGAAGAAATATATCTCTTTCTACTGTTGCGCCAACTGGATCGATTAGCATTTTAGCTGAGACTTCTTCAGGTATAGAACCAGTATTTCAGATGTCTTATAAAAGACGCAAGAAAATAATTGGATCAGATATCCCAAAAACGGCAATTAAAGACGATTCTGGAGACTTTTATGAAGAGTTTGATGTAGTACATCCAAAATTAAAAATGTGGTCTGAAATCGCAAAAGAAAGCGATTATACGAAGTCTCCGTATTACGGATCTCTTGCATCTGATATTAATTATAAAGATAGGATTGAAATTCAATCTATAGTACAAAAATACATTACGCATTCTATTTCTTCAACAGTTAATTTACCAAAAGAAACTAAAGAAGATGTTATATCTAACATATATCTTTTAGCGGCAGAAAAAGGATTGAAAGGTATAACAGTATATCGTGATGGATCTCGATCTGGGATTCTAGTTTCAGATACTAAAAAACAATCTAAATCATATAAGAGACCAAAGGAATTACCCTGTGAAGTATTGAGATTTAATAATGATGATGAAAATTGGATCGCTTATATTGGGTTTAGAGATGGAAAACCGTATGAAATATTCTGCGGAAAATCAGAAGATTCATTTAACATTCCAAAATATGTAAAAGATGGTTTTATTATAAAAGAAAAATCTAATGGTGTTTCTAATTATAAATTCAAATATAAAGATAAACATGGATATAACATAACAATTGAAGGGTTGAATAGATGTTTTAATCCAGAATATTGGAATTATGCTATATTTGTTAGTTTATCTTTAAGAGAACACATTCCTATTACCACTATAGTTAATCAAGTTTCTAAATTAAAATTAAAAGATGATTATATAGGAACCTGGAAAAATGGTATGGTAAGGATATTGTCTCATCTTATTCCTGATGGTAAAATAGAAGGGGATAAATGTCCTAAATGCGGACAAGAATCTTTAGTAAGAGAATCAGGATGCATTATATGTAAAAACTGTGGTGAATCCAAATGTGGATAAATAAAATGGAAAAAGAAGGAATAAATTTATTGAAAGAATGTTTAAATTATATAGATTATACAAGATTTGAATTTGGAGAAAATTTGGATGAAACTAATCTAGAAAAAAGAATAAATTTGTTTTTAAAGAAATATAAAAATATTTAATGTTAAATGAGTAGAAATGTTATAAAAAATATTTCTAAATTCAGTAATGCAGAGGAGATTCTAGATAAATGTCTAGATCTCCTTTGTATTAATGATGTAGAAGTACAAATTAAACAATCTTCTTTAATAAGCAAAGCAATTGCTTCGTTTAGTGGAGTAATGCAAAAATGTCCATACGGAGATAATATTTACGAGCTTATTTTAGATGCCGATATTGATGATGATAAATTAATGAAAAATGTTATATTGCATGAATGTTGTCATCTTAAGCAAATGACTGAAGGAAGATTAGTTGTAAACACGGAAGAAAACACTGTAATATTTGAAGGAAAAGAATATCCTTATTATGGTTATTCTCAATATACTCCATGGGAAGAAGAAGCTTTTGAATTACAAAGAAAATTAATTAAAAATATATAAGTTATGTTTAAATTTTTTAAAAATATATTTAAAAAGAATAATTGTAAATATAAGTTGTTTTGGATAAATGATTATTCGTTTAAATGTAAAGAAGATGTATTAAATGAAACAAATTCTATTTTTACATTATATTCAAATGTAAGTAAACATAAATTATATACTATTAAAAAGATTGATAATAGATTTTATTTTGTAACAGATGATCAATGTCTAATCAATATTCCGATTAATAAAGTTTCTGTAACTAATGAATAATATAAAAATAGTGAAATTATATGCAGATTGGTGTGCTCCTTGTAAGGTGCTTGAGAGAATGATGAGAGATCTTGATATTAAACATGAAAATGTAAACATTGATTCTCCTAATGGAGAGGGCTTATCTATTAAGCATGATGTAAGGGCAATACCAACTCTGCTTGTATTGGATGAGAATGATAATTTAATCAGGAAAATGACAGGATTGCCTGCTATTCCTGAGGACTTAACAAAGTTTATTTATGAGGCTAATTAAACCAAGTTATTTATAGCCTATTAGTAATTCTATTTAGGTATTGCTAAATTCATTGAATATTGGTAACTTTGCAAGAAAAAGGATAAATATGGTTATAAATGTTAGTGATTTAGAGATACTAAAGAAAAGAGGAATATATCAGATAAAGAACTTGGTAACTAATAAAATCTATATAGGAAGTACTATAACTTCTTTCATTTATAGATGGAGACAGCACCAATCTAAACTCAAGATGGGTAAACATGAAAATGCACATTTACAAAGTTCCTATACTAAATATGGTGATTCAAATTTTGAATATACTGTTTTATATGTGGGGGTTTCTCTTGAAGATATTAGAATTAAGGAGCAGGAGTTAATAGATTCCTTAGATAGTAGCAACCCTGATAAAGGGTATAACTTAGACCCTATAGTAGATAGACATATCAGGTCTGAGGAGACAAGAAGAAAAATATCAGCAAGTAGAAAAGGTAAATGTAGTGGCTCTTCTAATGGATTCTATGGTAAAACTCATTCAGAAGAAGTTAGAAACAGAATTAGACAAGCTCATCTTGGTAATAAGGCATCTGATATTACCAGGGCTAAAATGGCAGAAAAAAGAAAAATTAAAGTGAGAATTAATGGTGTAATTTATCCATCAATAAAAGAAGCTGCACAAGAATTAGGAATGAGCAAAGCTACTCTTAGTAGATGGATTAAAGATAAAGAGAAAATAAATTATGAAGTTGTGTAAACCATCATATGAAATATGGAAGCAATCTTCTGGTCTTGAAGGAATATATAAACAAATAGAATTAGCAGGTCGTATCTGCTACAGAAGTTCTAATAAGATAACAGAAGATTCCGCCAAACCCTTTGTAGATAGAATGATTAAGAGTGGCCATCACTCAGTGTTGGAACATGGTACTGTGTATTTAAAAACAGTTAGATATATAGATAAACGTGGTCAAGAATTAGGCGACAAACTTGGATTAACTGAATCTGACTTTTCTGTACCAGGAAAACCCGGATGTAAATATGATAATAAACATTATTATTTTAAATACAAAGATAATCCATATTCTAAACTAGTAGATAAATCTGTAGATGGTGTTGATATACATTATATAACAACTAATTATAGAGTATTAATAGAAAATGGATGGCTTGACGATTTAAAATTCCAATGCGAACCTACAAAATATCATGCAAAAAGAGTCACTGTTAAATTTGTGTGTGATAGAGTTACTGGAGAATCTTTTCTAAGACATAGGGCTATTGATGAAGATCACCCTACTATTGAAGGAGAAGTAACCAGAGAAATGGAGAAAGATATAGATTCTTTTTCCCGTGAATCTACAAGATATTGTAATTATACTAAAGACAAATTCAACGGAGAATTCACAATTATTACACCTCCAGAATTTTATGATAATGACATAGAATCAGATATACATAATTGGGGAACTTGTGATGATGCAGCTTTTAGAAGAATGTGTTATTTTATAAGTGAAGGACAAGATTCTAATTTTAATATATTTGATACTTGGTATTTTGCAAATTTTGCTACTCAATGGTCTTATAATAGACTTATAGAATTAGGTTGGAAACCGCAACAAGCAAGAAGAATAATCCCATTAGATATTAAATCTCCTCTTGTTATGACAGCATTTGTTGAAGATTGGAAACATTTCTTTTATTTGAGATGTGCTCCATCAGCTCATCCTCAGGCAAGAGAACTGGCTATTCCTCTTGAAGAAAAATTTAAATCTTTAAATCTTATATGAAATGCCTAACATTGAATATATAGATTATGAAATTAACAATTATTTTTCAAATGAATATATAAACACATTCTCTTGGCAATATTCTTTTTTAACAACTTATACAACTAATACAGCAATGCCTAATACTAATCCTGTTTTAGAAAACTCAGAAGTAACTACATCTCCTTTATCTACTCGTGGAATGATGGAAGAAAGGACTGGTACACCAGTTATGCCAGAACCTCAGGATTTTTCTTCTGCCGCTGAATATGATAGAGCAATGAGAAGATATCTTGCCGAATACGGCTCTATAACTGAACAGCAGATTATTAAAGAAAAAAATATTAATACATCAAAAGAACTATTATCTTTTATTAAATTTGTAAAAGATCAATTAAAAGATAACGTCAATAAAAGCAGTCCTGATGGACTAAATCTTATTGAAGATCTTTTGTCAGAAGACAAAATGAAAGAAATAGTAGATAATTATTTTTGTTAATGAGTAAATATATAGATGCAAGAGTTACTGTATGGTGTAGATATAATTTAGATGATAAAGCAGATTTATCTATTATTGAAGATAAAATCAAAAATGGATATCCTGTTATAGAAGCTATAGATGAACAAAATGCTCTTTTTGATTCTGAATATTTATTTGACACGGAAGAACCAGTACAAAATATTTTAGGAGAAAATATTTATGAAATATACGAGAATGATAAATTAGTTAGTAGATCTAATGTCGTTTAAATAAAATAATAAAGGGGAGAATCCGAAATGGAAACTCCCCCTTTTTTTACAATATATACTATTTGATGCTATTAATATGTCTTTTCATAGAATTTCAATCTATCTTGAACATAATTCTCATCTTTAAAAAACTTTATAAACGAAGCATATGGCAACAATTCAAGAGTTTTATGATATAATTTTAAATCTCCTTTATGTTCACCTACTTTATATCTACCTTCAATTACTTCTCCAGTAAGAACGAATTCAGATGCAGTCCATAATAATGTGTTTGTCCAACTGCTTATTAATTGAATTGTTCTAACTGATGCCGCAGGATTACTAAAGAACTGCAAAAATTCAGAAGGATTCCACACGAACATGATTTCATTTTGCATTCGTTTTACCAGCAATGTTATTCTATCTACATTTTCGTCATCTAAATCTTCATCTTTAATAGCTTTAAGTATTAATGCTATAACAAATAAAGAAACGTTAACTGCAGCATAGTACATAAATCTAGCAACATCTGCTTGTTGATGATCTGTAAGTCTGTTCCAAGATGCTTCGTTAGTTATTTCTTGATTAATTTTTGAAGCGGTATTATTAATCTTGTTTAATCCTTTAATGACTAAATTCTTTATTAGAGTATGATTACTTGGCCTTGTCAACCACCATTGAAGAACAGATGTAAGCATTCCTGATTCAGGGCGTTTTGTATGAGGATTAAAATATCTACCACCATGCAATTCAGGATTATTTAAATCTTGGGCTAATGTGGTTATTCCAGCATACATTCTTCTTGCTTTTTCATCCATAAACATTCTATATTGAAATAATGGCATAAGGTATATATTCATTTTAGCTAATGGAGAATTAAAACTATTATACATACCTTGTGTTTTAAACATTATATCTTCAATGTATTTAGATAAAGAATTCTTTAAGATATTTTCTTCTCCACCAGACCATAGAATATTACCAGCAGAAATGCTATCGTTATATTTGGTTAAGTTTTGACTTAAATAAAGATCTTTTAAATCCTTTTTAAAAGCAAGCTTTCCATCTTTTACATACATTATATCTAATAAAGATTGTGCTTTGTCTCTATCTTTTACTACATTGCCATCTTTATCAAGATATTCTCCACTTTTATTTGTAATCTTAATCCCTTGTACAATAGCAATTGCTAAAGGAGCTTGTGTGAAAAATTCAGATTGACTTGTTATTTCTTCAAACCATCTCGACGGGTTTAATATCATTTCTTGGAATTTAGTATCGTATTTAGATTCAAAATTGAATTTCTTATTAAATCCACCTTGCAAATTAAGCTCTTTAAATAATACACCTAAAAAGCTATTGTCAACTAAATCAAATGAAGTGGAATAATATTGTTTTAAAAATCCAACTAATTTATACGAAGCTAATCTAGAATCTTTAAAAGTAAAATATTCTTGACCAAATACTTCAGTGAAGTTATCTATAGTTCCAACAAAAAAGTTTGCTGTCGCAGAGAAAACGTTAGCTACGTATCCAGTCAATGCTGTCATTCCTGTAATTTGAGTTAATAGCTTGTCAAGAACTTTAATACCTGTAGATTGTACTTGAGCACCATAAAGATGCGCATCCATCATTGCATTGATGACTTTATTTACATTTGGAGTTTCATCTTTTGATTTAAATATCTTTTGCGCATATCCTCCAAACTTTGTTTTAGAAATTATATCTTTAAATCCTCTTTTCTTATGAACATTTCTAGAATTTATAACACCAGTTATAGTTTCTAATTCGTCTTTCGCATCTACTCTATTTTTATATCTATTAACAGCAATTGATTCTAATGCATAGAGATTTAATAAATCAAAACTTTGTTGTACTCCATCTTCTAATGGATATAGATAGCTTCTTCTAATTCTTTTTATAGGATCTCCATTAACATCAATATCAAATTCTATAGCAATACCTTCTGCCTTTTCTGATTCTTGTATCTTAGTGAAATCGCTCAAAGTTTGTTCTGCTAAATTCTTAGCGCCTCTATTTTTTAATATCTCTATTTTAGATGCTTCAACTTTAGGAAGAACAACCTCATCCATTAAGAAATTAACAGTAGAATCATCTCTTATACGATCTATTTTAGATTTGCCAGTCTCTGAATCTATTGTTGTAACATTGTATATTTTTGATTTATGAGATAGATTTTGCAATGAATAAGCAACTCTTTGTTCCATATCAAAAAATCCTTTAGAAACCATATAAACAGCTCTAAATAGATTGTAATTATCAACTATGTCTAGATCTAATAATTCTTTATATTTATTTATTAAATCAGATTTCTCATCATTATAATATTTTTCTACTGCATCAGCTGCTTCTATTAATAATTTTTTATAATCATTTAATTCTTTTTCTAATTTAGAAACTTCTTTATATAATTCACTTTTTGAATTTATTTTATCTTTTGCTTCTTGTAATTTTTGTTTTAATAGATTAAGCTCTTGCTGTGCAATATCGTATTTCTTTTTATATTCAGTTCTTTCTTCTACTGTTTCAACTTTATTAATAAGATTTCTTGTAACTGAAATTATTCCTTCTTGAGCGTATATTTGAGCTTCTATATCTTGGATTGAAGAATCTTGTTCGTAAAGATCATTTAATTCAGATTTTAAAATCTTTAATCTCTCTCTTAATTCATTATATTTGTTTGTAGTATCTTCTTTAAAGATTGGTTTTATTATATATCTTGTTTTTTCGTTACCTTCTTCATCGGTATATTTTCTTTCAGTAATAATATCTTTAAAATTAGATACGTTCAAACCAGCTTTTTTAAATGCTTTTTGAATGTCTAACAACCCTCCTTTTTTATTAATATCATCCATGTATTGAGTTCTTGTGTTCTGTTCAATCATAGAAAAGATATTAAATATCATTTGAGATGCAATATCACTAATTCTTCCTTGCTGAGAAATATAAGCGTGTAATGCAGATATATCATCAATCTCAGTTACTTCTTGTTCTGATTTTTTAAATATATATTCTATTTTTTCAGGAGTATCTTTAGCGGCTTCATCAAATGCTTTTTCCCATAGTTTATGTTTTTCAATTGTTTTATTGTATTTGTCTTTTGCTTTTTTCTCAGACATTACTTCAAGATCTTTACGATATTGATCTTCAGCTTCTTTTTTGAATTTGTCAAACATTAAACTCTGCCATCTGACTTGAGCTTCTACATTATTACTTGCCAATAACGCAATTGTGGTTTCTCTAATCATATGATCAAGTTCAGAATCCACTCCTTTTTTGCTCTTCTCTATATCTTCTATTTTAACCATCATATCATTTAATAGAGAATCTAAAGAATTTAAATAAGCTATAGCTTCTTTATTATTCTCATATTTATTTAATTGCTTTGATATATTATTTTTTAAAATAGAAATAGATTCTTTTATTTCATTTAGATTAGTATATAAAGAAAGCAAATGCTGTTGTTTAGACAATATAGATAATTGTTCAGCTGGAATAAGGCCCGATTCGTTGTTTCGAACATAATCAATGGCTTTAATTATACCTCCATTTTTATGTCCTAATTTTTCTTTAAGTCTTTTAGAACTACGTTTAATTTGATTAACAATAGTACCCACTTTACTTTCAGACAATTCTATTGCACTACCAAATGCTTTTAATCTATCGGATAATTCATATACTTTTTGTTCTGTAAGTTGATTGATTAAAGAGTCTATGTCAGTAATATCTCCTTCAAGCTCATTAACTCTATCTAAATAATATTGTCTTTTAGAAGGGTCTTGAACTTTATTATATAAAGAATTAAATTTAGCGATATCTTGACGATATTTTGTCTTTAAATCAATCAGTTTAGAAACAGAAGCTCCAAAAAGATATTCTAATCTCTTTTTATCTTTACCAGTAACTTGAGATATATTTTCAATATCAATATCTTTAACAACCGCATCGTCAAATCTTTCGCTAAAAAACTTTACTTTAGTTTCTAATGAATTAGCTTTTTCTTTTATAATATTTTCATCAAGAACAATATCACTATTAAACACAGAACCTTCTGTAGCCAATCCATCTCTTCTTAAAGAATCATTTAAATTCTGTAATGTTGTATATCCAGCAAAAGAAGCATAATAATATTCTCTTCCTGATTCAGATCCTTTTCTAACAGTTATATATGGATTATTATCTATTTTTTCTTTTGTTATATTATTTCCACCAATAGAAGCAAAAGAAGAGGGTATTGGATTGATTACCAATACCTCTCTAGTCTCTCCTTTTGCATTTGTTATTTCCATTTTAAAATGAGATGTTTGATGCATAACGTTATATCCATTAAGTTTTGTTACATCAATTTTACCATCAGTTAAAATAGAATCATATACAGTATCTACTGGCGCGTAAACAGACTCTAAATCTTGTTGACCAGTTATAGCATATCTTGTTATTACTACATCTTCAGATGTTTGACCTGCTAATTCTTTCCATTTAGTAGTGTTTACTGCACAATATTTTGCACTCATATTATTTATTGATTACAATTATCTTTATAAGTTTCAACAGCGTTTTCTTCTGTTATAATATCTTTAGTTCTAATATCTCTTAAAACGTCTATGATTTCATTCATATCTACAATATCCTTTTGTTTCATATTAACTTCATTTTGAATTCCGTCAATATTATCAATTACATATTGTTTGATTTCATCTTTTGTTTCTCCTACATCTGGCATATTATAATTCACTTGATTTTCTCTAAATATAGATGTGTCTTCGTAATTATATTCCGCAAAATCAAATGCCCTATCTTTTATGCCTTGTTTATCTGTTTTAATATAATAGAATGATAATCTTGGTTTATTTTCAGAATCTTCATACTTTTTAAATCCAACTAATTCATATAATTCTGTAGAGCCATTTACATTAGTTTTAATATATTTAGAAACAGATGTTAAGGAAGAATAAACTCCTTCGTAATAAGTTAAATCAAACTTAGCTGCATTATTGCTAGAAACTACGAAATCAGAAACCTTAATTACGTTGGTCATTTTCTTTCCATTAATTTCTGGGGCAATCTCAATTCCTTGAGCAAAATTTTCTTTTGCAAAAAACGGAACTTTTACATCTCCATTTTTAATAGCCGCAACAATAGCGCTTTGTATATCTACGTTAACAGCAGATGAGAATATTTTATCTAATTTCTTTGTATATCCAATAGCTTTATAGAAATCCATTGGAATATATTCTTTTAATGAAAATGGAGAGAATTTACCATTAGATGTAAGTAAAGCTTGAATAGCTAAATCTTTACCAAATTTACGAATTAATTGATTTTCTTCTTTAGTCATATTACTATTTTTAAAGAATATCAATTGTCTCATCCCTTGAACTAATTCATCTTTACTTATTTTATCAGCCCTAGAAGACAATAATTCAAATCTGTAAATTGTTGGATGTGATTTATGTTTAAAGCCCCATTCATCTATCTTCCATTTTGCGCCATAACCATTAGGAGCTATATTTGAGATAATAGGATTAGATATTTGATGTTGTCTAAACAATTCTAATACTTTTAAATGATCATCAAAAATTGTATTTTGATTACTCATTGACTGTTTAATATAAAAACTAAAATCACTTCCAGTTTTTAATCCAAATCCAGTCATTAAAGTATGTAGTTTTATTATATCATAAATAGCTTTTATTTCCTTACTATTATTAATATTATGTCCAGTTATTTTTCTGTACTGCTCTGACAAAACTTGAACCATTTCTGTTTCAAATTCAGGATAAAAAGATTTAAATACATTTAATATATCTCTTTGGGCGTATAATGAAAATATGGCTTCAAATTTAGCAGATCCATCTTCTGTAAAGAAATAATCTTCTGGTTTGTGTATTTGAGAATCTTCGTTATAAATGTTTATAAACGAATTATAATTTAATATACTAGTAATTAATGAATATGGTTCTTTGTTTGTTATATTAGTTTTAGTTCCTAAAATAAACTTAGAATCAACATCTCCTATTATATCTAATTTGACGATATTTTCTAAAATAGCTAATTGCAGAGCAGCATATTCAAGTGATTTAAAGTATTTATCAAGATCTTTAAATTCCTTTGTGTTTGTTTCACCTTTAATCTTTAAAGATTCATATTTGTTTCTTTGAATAGAAACTGCCTTTAATGGCAAATATGTACTATTAGATAGTAATTGTTCAGAATATTGTTTTACTAATTCTCTTCCGCCTTGCTTATTAAATTGCTCTTTCGAAATAGTTTCTTTAAATATTCTTTTCTTGACAAGATCTTGTAATGCTGCATCACCAGGTTCTACTATATTACCAGCTGCTACTAAATTAGATTTCTCTTGAGAATAATACTGCATTGCTTTTTGAGTAAATAAGCAACATACTAGCTCAGGATTTAATGTATGAGCTAATGATGCAGTCCAAATATTTGTAGTATTACTATTAATATTTATTTTAGGCAATATCATTGATTTCATATTGTCAGCAGTTAAGTTTGTTTCTTCAGACAATATAACTGCCAATTCAAATATCTTACCAAGAATATCACGACTTTCTCTATAGGCTAATTTAGTAAATTTTTCGTTCTCGCTAAACTTCTCAGCAAATGGAACATTTCCTTTGTAAGCTATAAATTCATGAACCATTGACATAAGAGATTTACGCATTACAACTAATCTACCTAATAATTCTTTAGCTTGCATTGCAGATTCTTCAACTTCAATTTGATGAAGAAGAGTAAACATATTAAACTCACTATTCCTAGAAGAATAAATAGGTTCTTTATATACTGCTTCATTTGACATTTGAAGCATAGTTGGTAAGAATTGAACGTCCCCTTTGGTATATTCTGAAAGATTCTTAGGAGCCTCTTTAAAGCCGTTAAAAATGATATCTTCTTTTATAGATGTATCAATGCTTCTTTTAAAATATTCTTCCCTAATTCTTTCATCCATTCCTAATTGAATGAATGTTTGTAGAATATAGTTCGATAATTGTTTTTGTGTTGCTTTCTCTCCGAATCTAGGAGTGATTAATTGCAATTCTCCATTTTTTAATTTAACATAAGGGAATATCGTATAGAGTTTATCTATCGTAAATACCAATATTTTCATATTGGAGTAGACTATATCTTCATGAATTATCATGTAGGGCGCTATTTCGTATATTATATTCTATTAATAGTTTCAATACGTAGTCGTTGAACCTTCGTTAATCATTTAAATTAATGCTTGGCTGCTGATTACCCAATTCGTTTTATTTTTAAACGTTCAAGCTTATCTTTTCAAATTACTTTGTAGTTAAAACGACTCTAAGGGACTTCCAGCAATTCACCCTATTTTACTTCGACATAGATTGTCTATCGAAGTCAGAACCAGTAAGTCTAGTCATATCTAAGTAAGATACTATTGTATCTCCCATAGACTGAGGTAATATACCAACTATTTCCATTACGTTATTAGATGCAACAGCTTGATTGGGAATACGAGAAGCTAAGACTCTTCTTAGTTCTGGTTTATTCTCCATCATAGCCATTATCGTTTCGTCTGTTGCATTTGCTAGTTCTGGTATTTGATTTCTAATATAATTAGTAGAACATAAACATTCAAATGGAGTTACTATTTGTTTACCATTTTTATTTCGTATTTCATATGATTTTTTTTGAACTCCATTAAATCCATTTTTAAAGAATTTAACGCCTTTTTCTTCTAATTGAGATTCATTATCTTTCTTAAAATAATATTGACCATTAGAAGTCTCCCCTACTAAATCTCCAAATTGAGCAGCTATATTATTTGGTGCTAAGAATCCCCATTGAGGAGATTGTATTAGCTGTCCGCCTAACATCTGAACTGTATTAACAGCTTTTCTTACAGTAGAAGACAACTTATTTAATATTATATTCTGTAATGGAATAATAGACATTAATGGCGTCCCGCTTTCAATTGCGTCTATAATATCTTGTGTTGTATTTTCATCAATAAGATACTTCTTAGCAAATTCTCTTTGTTTTTCAGCAAAGTTTTCTTTTGCAATTACTTCTCCATTTTCATCAACAACTAATCCAAGTTCATTATATATCTTTTTAACTTGAAGGTCTCTTAGTTGTTCTATTGCTGTTGTAAGATTATTTTTAACGGTTAATGCATCAACTGATTTATATGATCTTGTTTTTCTATCATACATATTTACCGTTGTCCCAGGTTCAAGTATTGTCATCATATTCTCAACAATACCACGCGGCAAGTCCATTTCATGAACTCCATGTTCTGGTGTTGCAGTATGTTCTATAAAGAATCCTCCATCAACATCAAAAGAAGCCTCTAATAACTGTTCTCTATATATAGAATTTTTAGGATCTAAGAAATCAATTATATCATATTTATTTCCACTGAAATCATTAGAGATATCTATTGCATCATGAATACCAACTTTAATATTAGATGATGGTAATATCATTCTAATCCCTGTATTTTCCATTGTATTATATAATTTAGTTAATACAGGAAGATTAGTGTTCTTACCAAGCCAAGGAGTTAGGATAGTCCAAGCGTTTTTCATTAACAAAGGACCACTTGTTTCAAGATTAAAGAAAAATGGCTTAATTGGTTGAAATAAGAATTTCATTTCATTATCACTAACTTCTTCTCCTTTTCTTAATCTTTTTATAATATCTTTCTCTCTCTTTGTAAGTTTACCTATCCTTTCTCTAAATTTAATAGCTTCTAAATAATGAATATATCCACCACCATCTGTTGCATCTGTGTCTTTTCCCATTTCAGATTGATAGACAACATCATTAACTATTAGCACTCTTACTTTAGAGCTTTCTCCATTCGGAAAATATGGTCTTATGCCAAAAGATGATAATGCATATATTCGTTTAAAATAATCTACAGATACATTAGCTCCTTGATTTTGTTCTTTAGAAAGAATTGCATCATCTTTATTAACATTTTTGTAATATTCAACACCTCCTCCATATAAATAAGATCTTTCTATTTGATCTAATTTATATTTCATTGATGCTGCTACCATATATATTCTTCTTAGTTGATTTGGATCTTTTTCTTTTGTGATTTCAGATAATTTTTCTAATATTTCATTAGATGTTTTAATAGTTTTATTAGGAACTAAATATTCTTCTATTTGTCTAAGTTCAGAATTTAGTTCTCTATTTAATCTATCTTGAACAAATTTACTAGATCTAAATCTATTTAAATAAGATGTGATATTATCATAATCTTTAGGTTTATAATATCCGTGATCTTTGTCTTTTTCAAATAAGTCGGGATCTTCTAATGCGGTTGTATTATAAAAGAAATTAGAGAATGCATTGCCTAGAAATTTTATATCTGTTAATCCAAGATCTATAGCTTCTTGTAAAGTATTAGTTTTAATTATGAGATCACCTTTTTTACCAATTATTTTTACAAATCCTTTTAATCTAGCTGGTTCTGTTGATTGTTCTAATCCTAATGAAGTTCCTTCTTTTTTAGTTAAATAGACAATTTTATCTCCTACAATATAAGGATATTGTTTTGAAGTGACCTTGCCCATAACATTATTTGTTGTTTCATTAGGATCATTCAATTTTTCATAAGCACCAATAAATCTTAATACTTCAGCTTCAGCATAATTTAACGTCCTTTTAAAAAAGTTTGTATTTCTTAAATCTGCTATTTTCCCTTCTTTAACTAATTTAATAGCATCATTTAATTCAACAATAAAAGAATGTCCTCCATTATCGTCTAACAATGTGTTTTCTTCTCCTAAACTTACATTATTTACAGATTTATCAGCAGCATTCGGATATGTAGCAAAATTTCTACCGTCTTTTAAATAGTTTAATGTTAAAGATAATTGGTTTGTTGCGAATTCAGATCCCGTTCTATTTTTACGAGTTTTATAATCTTCTGTACCACTATCGTTTTTAACTTTATCTTGTAAAACAGTAATTGTTTTTATTGTTCTAGCTTTAGCATCTCGTGCAATTTTATTTAATCTACTAATAGCTGCATATGATTTAGCCCAAAGAAACTTGCTTGATTCTCTAATACCGGAGATGAGTCCTAAATACTTTTTTTGAGCGTTAGATGGCTTATTAATTAACTGATCTAAGAATCTTTCAGAATACGATGCATTAGCCTTAGAATAAACCTTACCATTTGGCCCAATTAACATGTTGTCTGATTGTTCTCTAGATACTTTTAAATATTTATTCATTATAACACTAAAAATACCAGGACCAAAATCAGATATTTCTGTTACATTAGCTTGATTATTAAAGAACATTGTGGTAAATTGCTCAAGTATTTCTCTTAGATATCTTGCAACGACTGTATTAGATTCATTACTAATAACAGATTTCCCTTTTAAATTTTCATTAATAACATTGTATATAGAAATGGGAGTTATTTCCGTATCCATTATAATATTTAATACTTGAGATACTTTATAAACATCCTCAACAGTTCCAGTTAACTCAGCAGCTATTTTATTTAATCTTTCTCTATAAAAATTAATTGTTTTTAATTTTAATTCTTTATTAGATGAAACAAATCTAGATCTAAATATATTCGCTAGTTTCTTACCAAAAATAGTTTTAATTCTATTATATTTATTTGTTTCTACAATATCAATGCTAGAATCGCCATCTTCAAAGGATGTATCATCTTTATAAATATCTATGTAATTAATATTTTCTAAATATAAAGATGTTACAAATTTGCTTTTAGCAATTTTATCATTTCCAAATTCATTTAACATATCTAAAATATTATTAAATGTTGGATCTATTTTTGCTAACTCAGCAATTCTATCTTTTAATTTATCATATACATCTGTATTTCCTCTTTCTCCAGAAACATCAGAATATGTTTTTACTTGAGCAAAATCTTCTATAATAATTCTTAATAGATTCTGCATGTCTGCATACATTTTAAATCCTGTTTCTGGATTTACTGCATCATAAGATACTATTTTACCGTCTTTAATATCAAATGTCTTTTTTGCGATAGAAGCTAATCTAGCTGCTATAAATGGATCTATTCTTGGTTTTTCTTCGCCTCTTGTTCTATCAAACTTCTTTCCTTCAGCGTTTTCTATTTCAAAAGCATCTTCTAGATTTGTTATATCATTTTGAATGTCTTCCTCAGTTGTTTCTATCTTTTTTAATTCATCAAATGAATTCCAAAAAGCAACTAATTCAGTACTAAGAGATTGCTTATTAAAAGCTATTTCTTGTTCTTGAATATATTCTTTTACATTTTCATCATCTGCTTGAAACACAGATTCTGATTCTTCTGATTCTAATTGATTTTGTCTTTCCTTTAAAATCTTATTTCTTATTTCTTCATTTAAATAAGAAGCATTAATAGATTCTATTCCAGTGTTATTAATTGCCTTAGCTAATTTAGTAAGTAGTGATAAATCTTTAGAATCTAAAGCTTCATTTATTACTTCTAAATCTTTTCTGAAATTATCGACAACAGATTCATCAACAGATCCGTCTTCTTTAAGCTTAAAACCTGTCTCTAATGGATTTTCTTCATATTGCTGAAGTCTTTCATCCATTTCATTATAAAGTTGCTCTAATGCGTCTTCTAATGCCTCAAATGGAGTTTCTTGGTATTCATATCTTAATTGGAAATAAATATCCTTAGCTCTATCCAAATAGCTATTCATTCTATAAGTTGGGATCATATAATCAACTTTAGAATATTCTTTTGTCATATTTCCAATTCTAACAGTAATGAAGCTATCATTAGAGTCTATAAAAACAGAAGCGACAGACGCATCTGATGACACGTCTGGCACTTCATTTTTATTTTCTTGAACATTTTCTTCTACTGTAGATAAAATATCCTCAACTGAAAGTATAGCTTCACTATTTGTTTTAGCTATGATATTAAAATCAGATAGTATTTTTATTGCTACGTCTAACGAAAGATCTCCGTTAGTATCAGAATCTCCCAATATTCTTGATACCTCAGCCTTAATCTGATTGGCCGCTATGGACGCCCCTCCTTTTTTTAATACTATACAATTACTCATTTTCTAATGTTTAAATTCTTTAATTTATTTCTACGCGCTTGTCTAGTTTCGCTAATATTTGTACTTTTAGACTTTGATTGGTGAGATACACCTCCTGATTGACTAGGACATGATACTTCTTTTTGCTCTTCTTCTATATTTGTTTGTTCTATAGATTTAGTTTCTACAACAGTAGGCGCTTTAATTGTTGGGTCGCCATTCTGTTGTTTAGATGTTTTTACTTTATTTTTGCTATTAGTTTTCTCTTTCTCTATAATATCAAAAGAATATGTAAAATCTACTTGTGTAGAAAATAGCATTCTTTTGCCTTTTTGAGTCATATCAGGATAAGAAAGATTATCTAATGAATAATCATCATAATGTTCTAATATATATTTTAAATCTAAAGGAACTTTAATATGAGAAGCAACTAATATATCAAATAATCTCTTGTTTGTTAATAGTGCTTTTGGATTACTTTGTATATCCTTTATTATTATAGGATTTTGATTTCCTCCTTCCGGTAGATAAGATAAATTTATTCCTTTATCGGTATATTCTATTTCAATAGGCACAAATTGACCAGAACCAATACTTCTACGTTTTCGTTCTTGTTCAGTCATTCTTTTTACACTATTAGATAAAACAGAAATATCTCCGAATTTAGTTTCTCTTAATAATGCTCTAGACTTATCTTGAATACTATCATAAAAATCTGTATAATCAACATCTAAAACAATAGATTTATCTTTTAATGATTCATTAAACGAATCTATATCACTTCTAGTTATTTCTATACCATGAACTTTAATAGACTTGCTTTTAGATGCTTCATATAATTTCAATATATCTTCATTCTTTAATAAAGAAATTAAAGATAATACAGCTTCTTTTTCAGATAATTTTCTACCTTGAACTTCTATACTGTGTTTTTGATTCTCAATGTTGAAGTTTAAGAACACGTGTCCTGTTGTAAAATATTGATTATTTTTAAATCCAGAAAAAGGAATCGTTTCATTTGTAGATGGAGAATATTCAGAATATCCAGTTTCACTATTTTTGTCATATGTAATAATAGAAGTAGTGCTCTTGTCTAACAGCGACTTAGAAACATCTGATACTTTAGTCTTAGGGCTTGTAACGTTTTTAGACTTTACTCTTTGAGTACTAAAACTTATTGGATTTACATCTATTTCAAAATTAGAATCTATATTCTGCTTATACCAAAGAGCTTTAACTAATTCCTTTCTAATATTAATTCTTTCAATGTTTTTCCCATCTATAACTTCATAAGAGTTTTGTACTCTTACAGTTGATGATATTTTACCATCTGTATAAGTAATATTAAATGGGAACTCCATTAATGCTTTTAATTTGGCATCTTTGTCTCCATCTGATAAAAATTTTTCTAAATATTCACTGAATTTATCAACAGAAACTATATCACTATCATTAATTAAATCAGCTAATTCTTTAATATTTCTATCTTTACTATCATAAACCTCTTCGTAATATCCAACTTGAAAATTTCCCCTATTAATACCTTTATTTAAAATATTACTCCAGAAACTAAATATTTCTTCATAATAACTTCTTATATCTGCTGGTAAATCTTCTATATTAAAGTCATCCGAAGGCACCTCTATTTCAGGATTTGAATACGCATTTATAGATGGAACTAATTCAAATTCTCTTATTATTAATCCGTCTTGTTTTGGATTCATCAATGAAGAAACATCTATATTATTATCTTCAAAATACTGAGCAATATCTTCAGGTCTTAATATTTCAACTTGATTTGTTTTATTGTTTTCAAGTCGTACTTCAACAGGCCCTCTAGTATTTGGGTCTTTTTGTATTGGATATACAGTATAATCGTCTCCTAAATTTATTCTATAGTTAACTTGTATTGGATTTACAGCACTTCTTTTAATTTTTGGTATATAACTATCAAAAAGATTTTTAAACCTTTTATATGGAGATTGTGTGTCTAAACTGAAGTCATTATTCTCTTCAACAATATCATTAGTTTCTTTTTCTATTTTAGATATAGAAGAAGGATTTGTGAAATATAAATTTATTCCTTTATCAGTTTCTTCAAATGCAACTGCCTTCTTTTCTCCAAATGCATCTACTATAAAATTAAATATTCCTGACTTTTCAGATATAGCAGTAGACGGCATTAAATAAACAATAGCACCGGCTTCAAAAGAATTATTTGGAATTGTATTACTATTACTGTAATCATAAATTAAAATTTCACTTCCATTACTAATAAAGCCATATTTAGAACCGCTTATTTCTATTTGTTCTCCTATATTTTTAAAATCAGATATTTGATCTTGATTTATTGGCTTATTATTAGGTTCTTTAAAATCTAATTCATCGCGTAATTCTTGAGCTTCGTTAGTTGAAGATGTTATTTGATTTGTGTTTAATTCATTTATAAATGATTCTATTTCTTTAACTATTTTAGAAGGAACTTCTTCCTGCATATTAAAATACAAAGATAAAAAAGATTTTTTATATTTACTAATATTTTTAGTTAAATTTTCGTTAAAAAACGCTAGTACATCTTTGTTGTTTAACATTAAAGGATTTTTAATTCCTTGTAGTAGATTCAAGATGTCTGAATCAGATAGTTTTTGGGGGTTTAATAATTTATCTGCCAAATATATATCTGCATCTTTTTGTTTTTCTTTTCTTATTTCATCTAATAGAACTTTATTTCCAGTATCTATTTTGAATCCTTTATAAAAATCAGATATGTATTTAGCTAAATTACCTTTAAAAAGCCTATAAGCTAACTCTGCTTTATTTGGAATATTAGAATTTAATATAGCTTTAGCTAATATTGGACTAGGAACATCATTTGGAATATCTAATCCATCATTAATTCTATCTACTAAATCGTTTACTTGTATTAAAGAATCTTTATACTTTTGATATTCCTCTAAGTCTTGTAATTCTTGTTTTTTGGAATCTTCAGACATTTCTGAATTTTGAACATCTATTTTAGCATCTTCAGTTGTTTGTTCGTTATTTACAACTTTTTTAGCAACAACGTCGGCAACAGAGAGATCTTGAATAGTTTCTGATATTTGTTCTGTCAATCCAGTTTGCCCTATTAAATTACCAATAACAGATTTTACTTGTATATCATTTAATAAAGTAGTAATATATGGTTCTATATCTATTTCAGATCTAACGGCTTCAAATAATTTTCTATCTTGTTCTGTTAATTGACTTAGCTTAGATTCAAATACATCTTTATATTTAGCATACTTCTTTTGTTTAGATAATCTTTTTAAAATATTATATTGAAGTTGTTCAGATGTAATTGGATTTCCGATTAATCCTTTTGTGTTTCTGACTATTACTGGGTCATTACTTTTAATTTGTTGTTCTTGATGTATTCTACTTAAATCATCTTCTAGATTTTGATTTATAAATTTATTGAATACTTCATTTACAGATAATAATAGCGCATTATAATTTGATTTAGATTTGTTTTCGTCCTCAGAAACATTTTTAGAAATTTTATCTGGAAGATCTTTTTTAAGTTCATCAATTAATTCAGTAAATGTTTTACGAGTTAATTCATCTTGATTTTGATCTATATATGTCGATTGTATATCGTCTAATTTAGATAATATATCTTCAACATTAGATATATTACTGTTAGTTGCTAAATTAGAAACCAAATAAGATATTGCTTGTGTAATTGGCAGTTGATTTTCTATTTCAGAAAATGACATCTCATTTAATTCTATCTTTTCTATATTCTTATGAGCCTCTTCTGCTTTTTTAGCAAGAATACCTTCGGTTTCATTATCAGCCACAATAGGACTTTCAACTGGCTCAGGAGTTTTGGTTTCTTCCGTTTGATTTTGTTGTTCAGAGCTTTCTACTGGAGTAGATTCAACAACTTCAGCATTTACATCAACAACATCTTCATTATCTACAACTTCGACATTTTCAGCTTCAGTCATAGCTTGTTTTTCATCTTCTGATAATTTTTCTTCAGCAATTTCTTTACCTTCTTTAGCCGCTTTTTTAAGTTTATATCTATCAGATAAACGCTGTTTTAATTGATAAGCTGCAGGTAGTCCAACACCAACAGCAACTCCACCTATAGCACCAAGTATCGCCGCATCTATAATTTCTTTTTGAATTTCATCTTTATATAAATGGTCTGGAAGATCTAATTGTTTAATTAGCTCGTCTTTAGCTCTTAAAGAAGCGGATGTTTGCCATCCTTCTTCAAATCCTTCGGAAGATGCAACATACAATACTTTACTACCTTTATCAGCCATAAATTTAGTAAATCCATTTTTAGCTGATTGTATTCCTGTATTGCGCATTAAAGAATATACTTTATCAAACTGAAAATATTCAGGAAGCATAAGCATCATATTCTTTAAAGCTACTGTATTGATTTCTGAATTAGCTACAGAGCCAAATCTATTTTTAAGCATATCATATTTCTCAAAATTCTCCGCAATATTAATAGCTTCGTAATCTAGAGCTTCATTAAATGCAGCAAATTCTTCTGGAGACATTCTTTCAACGTCTAATCTAGATATTCCATTCTTTTGTAAATACTGATCATACGCTATATCATAAATAAGTTTTAAATCAATATCTTCTTCTAATGATAACTGGCCGTTTCTATGAAGGTCTAATTTTTTAACCAATCCATAACCATAAGTTTCCTTTAGTTGATCCATTGATTCGTTCATTTCCATTAACGTTTCAACAGATCTAGATCCAACCGTGGCAATAGCAGCTTCAACTTTTTGAGATATTTTCGCACCAGTTTCAAGAGCTGATAAAAATTGATTAGAATGCTTAAATGCGTTTGCAATAGTAACTGCTTCATCTAATGTAGCGGCATTTGCAGCTTGTATTACAATAGCTTCATTAGCTCCATGCTGACGCATTATTCTTAAAACAGCAGATCTTTTAGAGGCCTCACTCGCTGCTGCAGACATAACTCTATCTAACTTATTGGCAAATTTAAGACCTTCCTCAAATTTTCCAATCGCTCTACCAGCAATAGCTCCAACACCTTTACCAACTTTAGATAAAACCATACCTGGAATCATAATAGAAGCAGTAGAGGCAATAGAGCCAGAAGATTCTCCAAGCCATTTCAACCACGATGCTTTTCCGTTGCCGTTTTGAATAGTCAGAAGTTTTTCAAAATTATCTGTAACTTGATTTAAATATTTAGCCACTGGATTTTGTTCAAAGTTCTCAGCGAAATCCCCTTTTGCAACATGATATATTGCAGATGGAATATCTACTAATGTAGCTACACCAGCAGCAACACCAACTGTAAGTTGTGTTCCTATTTTACCTAAAGACCTTAGAACATCTCCTCCAAAAGAAGTATAATCATCTCTTCTTTTATTTAGATAATCTTTATCAAAAGCTAAATCTCCTTGAATACGACCTCCTTCTAATAAATCAAAATCGACTCCTTGTGTTCCAAATCCAGATTCTGATTCAAATGGTATTGGTTCTTTTAAAGCGGCGTTAACTTTAGCTTGATATTCTCTTGCTCTTAGATTTTGTTCATTTATTAAATCTTGTTTTAGAATCTCTGGATTTTCTTTTATAGAACGAAAATATTCCTGAACTACAGGGTCTACATTTCTGTTTATCTTTGCCATTATTTATTAAATATTTGCTTTATAATATCAGCATTTAATGATGTTGCCATATTTTCAATGTCGTAATAATCTGGATTAGATGAGTCGATATATGATTTGTCTCCAATCTGAGAGCCGTTATTATCTATACGAGTAACAACAAATGTGGCTTTACCATTCTGGTCTAATCCATTATTTTCTATAATAAATGAATTCCCATTGTTATCTCTTCTAAGATATCCAAATTTATCCTTACCTGTTTTAACCACTCTTCCTCCAGTAATTCTATTTAATTCATCTGGAGTTGGCGCTACCATAGCTGTAAATTTCTTAGTATTACCTTTCTTGTCTTTAGCAACAAAGTTAATTTGAAATTTATTCATAGCAGGTATAAATTGAGAATTTAAGATTGCAGAACCAGGTTGATTCAATGCCTCTTGAATATCAATATCTTCTGTTGCATCCTTACCATCGGCAGTAATAGTTACTTTTCTTTTCCCTGGATCTAAGAATATATTGTTGTATGTATCTTTTAATTCAGATTGTTTTCCAGTAATAGCTATTCCTGTCATTTCAACATTTCCTTTTTTGTCATACAAATTATCTATAAATCCATTTAATTCTGGAATGTCGCCAAGAGTTTTGCCATTACTTAAAGCATCTACTATTTCTTCTCTAATAATATCATTGAATCCTAATTTTTCTTGATATTCATCTAAAACAGTATTGAATTCATTTGATGAAACTATTTCAGTAATATCGTTTCTAGACAGATCTTTAATATTAGAAGATATAGCTCCTAATCCAGATGAATAAGGACTTCCTAATGTAGACTTTGTTGAAGGAAGAATAGATTTGAATTCTTTTAATAAATCATTATATATTTCAGCTCTAAATTCATCTTTAGTTTTAAGAGCGCTATAATCTTTTCCTGAAAATACATTTCCTATTCTACCCCAAAATCCTTTTTCTAATTCTCCAGAATTAAACCTATTAATCATAGTATCCCCAATGACAATTCCGTCAGAATTACCTCCGGAATAAATATATTTAGGAAGAAATTTAAAGTCTTCTGATCTTTTATAGTTATTAATAGCTGTAGCATTAATAGCTGACCTAAAAGCTCTTTCTTGCATTTCTTCATTAGACATTCTATTAGGATTAACCTGACGTAATAGATTATTTTGTCTATACATAGCCTGAACTTCCGGATTAGAATTAAAGTAATCTATAAGAACAGCTCTTATTTTCTCAGGACTTCTTTGTGTTGTTTCTGTCAACACTTGAAATGCTGCTGAATTTTCAGGAATACCATAAGCTATAGCCATTTGACGTATTTCAGCAGGAGATGCTCCTCTTTTAACACTAGCTTCAAACTTTTCTATTTTAGAAGCAGTATCTAATGCTAATTTTGCTAAATCAATTTCTTTGGATGGTACTATATCAGAAAAATCATAACCGTTTTTATAATTGTTTTTATAATTAAGCATAGCAAGATTTAACCAGTCTCTTTTAGTATCACCAGAAATATCTTTGTTTTCTAAAATACTTTTTTGTAAAGCCTGATAATTTTTCTTATCCATCATTCTCTGATATCCAATTCCTCCAGGAGAAAAGAATTGTTGATATTCAGCCCTCGCTTGTCTTAATTCATCTATTTCCATATCCCCTACTCCTTTATTAGTAAGTAGTCTATTGGACAAATCTTTAACCTTTGAGCCTATTCGATTTTCATATTCTTGCCTTGTATCGTCTTCAGCTGGAGTTAAATAATCTCCGATATCTTGAATAGAACTTAATATGTTTCCATATAAAGCGTTTGTGTCAGCCTTCATTTTAATAGGGACTAACAACTGATCTACTGGCGTAGGGTTAAAATCTAATGTTTCAAATCCTTGTCTTACTGCCATGTTTATTTTCTTTTAATTTTACCACCATATTTTCTCTTAGTAGTTGTAGTTGCAACACTATTTGGAGATATTCCAGCTAACATAGAATATCTTCCATATATAGGAGCCATTCTTTGTATGAAATTTTTATTTCTTCTATCTTGTATTATTTGTCCTAAATTACCAAATAAACCACCAATAATAGAAGCTCGTGTGTCTTCATAGTCTCTTCTAGCGTCCATATATCTACTTTGATTATCTCTAATAATCTGTTGATTTTGCAACGCGTTTCTTTGAGCTGATTGATTATTATATTGATCTATAGCCATTTTAATTTGATTATCCCTATCTTCTATTTGCAATGCAGTATCAGCCTTGGCGTTTAACTGCCTAGCTCTTAAAGATCCTAAATTAGCCATTAAAGCACCGGGATTACTACCTGCTAAATTCCTTAAAGAATATTCTGCACTTCTAGCAGATCTGTCAATAGCATTAAATAATCTAGCTTTATTAGTTAATCTTGGATATAAAGTTCCAAATTGAGGTAATAAAGGAGTTGAATAATCAGCTCTACTAGGAGCCTTATTCATGCTTAATTTGCTTAAATTACCAGCAATAGCATTAGTAGCGGCTGCCGTATCTAACATTCTAGATTTTTTATCTAAAGAATATTCTTCATAACTTTCTCTTAATTTAGGGCTTAATCCAATTAATTGCCTAGCTTCAGAAGAAGAGACTTTACTCCAATCAATATTGCCATTTTTATCCATATAGGATGGCCTAGTATATCTATTATAATTGCGTTCAGTAATATTATCTGGAGTTTTAATAGTTAATATATCTTCAGATAATCCAGAAGGGCCAAATTTTTCAACATCAGTTATAGATGTTGTTCTCGGTCTACTAACAGTAATTGAGCTAGCTGGTTTGCTTGATTTTTGACCTATCCCACTTGGATATCTATAATCACTTATTAAAAAAGAAGCGTTTTTAAATCTAGGATCATCATATTGCAACCCTCCTATCAAACCACCTAGAGCAAATTGATTTTGAGGCATCATATCTTCGTTCTCTTGAACGATCGGTTGTTCTCCAATAGAATCTATTACCTGTTCATTTTGCGTGTCTAAAACGGCCTGATTTTCAATATTTGGATCTATTCCATTTGCAATCATTTCAGCATCTTTCTCGGCTTGTTTTAACTCTTCTTGAAGAGATGCTAATCTATCTAGGAACGCTTGTTTAGTTTCTAGAGAAACTTTATCTTCTCTTTCTTTAAATTTATTATTAATTATTTCGGATGCTTTTGCAAATGTTTTTCCTTTTAATGCATTAGGAAGATTGTACTCAGATTTAAGATCTATATCTTCAGGAAGTTTAATTCTATTAGAATATACGAAATCTTTTAATATTGTTTCTCCTTGTTCAACCGTATTCATTGTTCCTTCGACGTCAGTTCCCACTGGCACTCCACCAATTGGATTTTCTTCATGTGTTCCCCCTGATTCTATTCTAATTAAATCTTCGTTCGGATTAACAGTTTCTAGTTGGCCTCCTTTGGCGTATATATTAGAGCCTAATGAATCTGGATATATTTTATTACCAACAGAATTATTAAAATTAGTAGCTGCATTTATTGCTTCTTGTTGTTTTATTGCGCTTTTATCAGCAAATTCTTTTAATTCTTTTTTTCTTTGAGCTCCCATGCTGAATATGCCGCCAATACCTTTTAAAGCACCTCCAATTAATCCTCCAAAAACAGGAATTCCTTCTGCTATAGATCCAACTGTATTAAATATTCCACCAGCTGTATCTCCGGCTGCTATTTGCCCAATACCAGAAGCTAACCCACCTGCATTTACACCGCCTAAGGCTTGACCAATCCCAGATTGAACAAATGTTTTTGGCTGTATAGGCGCTTGACCCTGTATTGGATCTATTAATCCACCTCCGTCAAATTGATTTTGTTTTAGTTTCTTGTGATTTTTAATTATTTTTTTACTTACTTTATTCATTTATTAATAGAAATTTAAATTTAGATTAGACGTAATATGATGCGTTCCATCAAATTGTAGTTTTATAAAAGCTTGAGGAGAAAATATTCTTCTCAATCCTTTTCTATTATATTCGTCTAGATTTTTATCTCTTGGTACTGTTATTCTAAATATGCTAAATTTATTTTTTATATTTAAAGAATTATCATCCGTAGATGAGGTTGCGTCTTGATAATAATTTTTAATATTAAATAATCTAACATTTGATTTTTTGTATTCATTTAATTCTTGTTGAGTATATTCTACAACATCATATCTAATATAATTATTACCATTTGGATTTACTAAAAATTCTATGTGTGGATTTTCTGAAAATAAATCTTTATTGTATGGATATTTTATTTCATTTACAAAAGATCTATTTTGACTTGCATTATTTTCATATCCAATAAAATGATCATTTATAGTAAACAAATTATCAAATCTTTCAGAATATCTAGATTCAAATGCTCCTAATAATTCAGAAAAAACGATACAATCTATTCCGTTTTCATATTTTATATATATATATAATTTTCTAGAAGTAGAATCGTAAAAACATTTAGCATTATCATTTACATTATTATTGAAATAAGTATATAATCCTTTGGTTAAAGATAATTCTTCATTTCCTTTCATTAAATTAAATAATGCATTTTTATTTGAATCTATATAATATAAATTATCAAATCCTCCAGAAATAGCATATATGTTAGATGCGCCTGAATTTGTAGATAACATTTCAAATCTATCAAAATACTGACCAGTTCCAAGTTGAATATCTATACTATCTGTCGTATTTATCATTACTCTAGGTTGAACTGAAATAAATGCAACTCCATTTTTTTGAAATCCAAATAACTTCCCATTATGATTAATAATTCTTGTTAAATCTCCATAAATTTGATCTAAAGATAATGTTTCATTAACTGGAAATATCATCCAATTATCAATATTTTCTCCATATATCTTTACATTTGAAGCGTTTAATTTAGTTGGATAATTAAATATTAAATTTTCAAAATTTGAACTAACATATTCTCTTATATTATATTGATTATAAATAGACGATGAAATATTTAATACTTCTTTATCATCATATTTTATTGAAGATAAACAAAAATTATTATAATCTCTATTTATAGAATCTTCTGCTGATTTGAATAATTTTTTAGTTGTAGCAAATAAATCTCCTCTATCATAATCTGAGATTCTCATTGGAACATCTACTAATGTAACAAATTCGTTATGTCTTAAAATACCTGCATTTGTATTTGTTATTGGTAAATCTTGACCTCCATCATTATTACTCCACACTCTAGGAATTGTAAATGTGCCATAAGACATATCTCCAGTACATTTAGCGATTTCCAATAAATCTATTCTTGATGGTTTATTAGAACATATTATATATCTATTATTAATTTTATTTAAATATGTATTACCTCCATATTGATTTTTAAGATCGTTTCTTAACTGAAATAATATTTGATATCTAGTTCTATCCTTTATTTCAGATGTTACTGATGTGTCTTTTCTGGATAACCAATTTTTACAATCATTAAAATTATAATCAAATGATGTCGCTATTGTATTTGCATAATGACAATCTAATTGCATGTATTGTATTTGACACGTATCTGGCAAATTACTTGATATTGTTTTTGTCCAAGGTACTATATAAAAATCAGCTAATTTTCCAGCATTACTAATTCTTTTGCCATCATATATTATGTATTCACCATCATTTTCATATTGTATAAAATCTGGTTTTATTAAATACGGATCTGGTTGCTTATAATTTGTTCGATACATTCTTAAATTAGATTGATTATAAACACCATAATATTGTCTTACAAAAAATGATGATTTATATCCATAATTTTGAACTATATTGTCAATATATAGAGTTTGATCAAATTTGTTTGTTGCATTTGAAGATGGGCAAAATAATGTGCTAGTTACATATGAGTTATCTAATGTTTTATAATTAAATCCCTCTACTTCATTCTTATTCTCCGGAACCGTATAATTACTTTCATAACCATTTCTAAACGGATATAAATAACCATTCGCGCTAGGCACACCAGATCCAATTGATCCAGCTGTTAAATCCGTGTAATTTCCATCAATTCCATGATACGGAGCGCCATTTATATGTGTTTTGTTTGGATACCTTGTTGTATTTGTGTCGTTTATTAGTAATAATATTGGTCTTAATGAATAAAAATCAGTTATTTTACCAGTTGAAATAGATGGTGAATATAAATAAGAATATGGTTGTTTTGTTGGTTTTTTATAATTTATTATTACTCCAGGATCTCCATATTCTCTTACATTACATTGATCCCAATCAAATCCATAATCATTGTCAACACTTAACCTCCCTCCTCTACAACAAAAATTATGGTTATAAATAGTCATTGTGTTTCCGCTAACAGATCTTATTTTAGGGTCTTCTAAATTAACAAATACAATATCTTTCATTATTTGATATGGAAGACAAATAGCTGTATCTGACGCTGATATTTGAGGGTCTTCAAAATCTTTGTCTATTATATAATTTGCTGTAGCAGAGCAATTTAAATCAGAACCACTTTCTAATTCATAATTAGAAACACCTGGTTCTATTGTTGATTTTAAATTAACGTTTTTATTTTCAAATCCAGGAACACATATTGCAAAATCTACTATTTTACTATTTTGCTGATCTCTTTTAACATAACATATATCAAAGTATTCTATTTCATTTTTATTAAGAACATCTAATTGTTCTTGAGTTCCTGTTAATTTAAAACTTACTTTATATAATAAATTATTAAAAGGAGCTTGTTGTGAATTATATAAATTAGAAGGAGAATTAATCAGTAAAGAATTATATTCAGGAAACGTATAATCACAAATCCATTTTACAGGACTTCTATTCATATATTTATCATAGAATATTATTCCAAATCTATATGTTTCTCCAGACACAAATGTACATTCTTCATTAGTTGAACTACCTCCTTCAACTGTCATTACTATATTTTTACCAGCAGCCCCTAGATATTTATTCCCATCATCTCCGTTATATACTTGTAAAAACAATTCCTTGCCATCTAAATCTAATATACAATTTGAATCTTTAGATACAGAATCATAATTATTAGATGAATCATTATATGGAACGTCTTTATTTATTTCTATTGATATATCATCTTTTGATAGATTATAATAAATTCCATTTTCACTTAAACTATCAGCGTTTAAAGATTTATCAGAAACATCATTAATTGTATAATTAAATATATATGAATATGCTCGTGTATCAAAATCTTTTAAAAATTCAAAATTAGAATAAGTGTCTATATTGCCGACAACTAATCTATTGTAAATTGAATCTATTGTTTTAGGAATTAATATGTTTTTAAATAAAGAATTAAATTCTTCTAATGAGATTTCTTGAAGAAATGATCTTCCATCATCGTTTAATATTACATTATCTAAATTAGAAAGATTTTGTTCTAATATTAATTGAACAGAAATATCTTCATTTAAATATTTTATTCTATATAAATTTATCTTTTCTATATTAGATCCTAAATTTCTAATAAATAAAGATATTTGAATAAAATATTTATTAATCATTTCTTTATTTATTATTATTTTTTTAGATAAAAAAGATGGATTTGTTGTAACCCCATTTTTTGTTAATCCAATAATAAAATATTGATATTCTCCATATCCTAAAGAAGAATCTCCTTGTATTGCCTCTGTTTGAATATTTAAATATCCATTTGGATCTACAAAAAAATCTCTCGGATTACTTAATGATATTTCTTCTATATAAAAATCATTATTAATATCTTTATTTAAAACGATTAATCTAACTTGATTTTTTCCATCTACAAAATAAATTTTATCTTTATTATTTTCAACTATAGAAACTGAATCTATATAATCTCCAAGTGTTATTCCAGAAAGATTTAATTGTAATAAATCGTTTTGAGCAATAATTTCTTTATTTTCATTTTCATATAAAACTAATAAATAACATTCTTGAGAATTATCTTCTTTGATTTTTCTAATAAATAAAACAGCTCCGTCTCTTATGTTAGATTGTCCTACTATTTTAACTTCTGATGTTTGATCATAAATATTCCATATTGGATTATCAATTATATATTTTCCTCTTGTATTTGTTATACATAAATTAGAACCATTATTAACTATATCTATATTCATGGCATCATAATATTGATTTGGACTTCTTTTATCAAATCCTAAATCTTTATTCATGCCCTCTGAATATCCTAGATTTAATTTAGCCATTTATTATTTAATGTTTTATATTATATTCAAATATATTGCCAGATGAATTGCCATTAGCTCCCCAAGATGGTGCGGAATTCAATGCTTGGCCATATGTATCAAATGTTCCATCAACAGCTCCTCTGCCACGAGCAGTTCCTCTAGCTGGTATTAATGTAAACATAGTTCTAGCTATCATATCTGCTTTTTCAGGAGATAATTGAGCTAAACTGTTTTGTGCTTTACCAGCGTACCAAGCATATTCTTGTTTTGCTCTATTTAAAGCATTTTGTATTCCTCCATTATATCCATCTATATCAGCTAAGATAGTATAATATTGTACTTTAATATAATTTTCTAATGCAGATAAAAAGTTTTCTTCATTAGGAATTATAGGAAATCCTTCGTCATCTAATCTCAACATGCTAACATATACTCTAACATGTCCTTTTTCTACATTAAAAATTATTCTATTATTATCTACTTTATATTCAATGTCTCGTCTTGTAATTCCTATTTGTGGATAATCAAATAAAGCCTGATCATCTTGTTCTGCCGACATCTCAACTTTAAAGTCTCTTTTATCAGGTTTGTCAGGGTTGATTTCATACACTCTAGATACTGCAAAAGTTCCTTTTGGAAGTGGCGCAATATGATTTATTATAGGTAATTCAATGACTGTATCATCTAAAATAAATGGAGAACCCATAAGCCGACAAAATTGCATCGTGTAACTTGCAATCTGTTGCTCATCTAGATTCTCCATCAATTTATTTCTATATAATCTTACGATGATTTCCTTGAATGTAGTATAAACTAATTCGTTGTTCATTTATTATTATTTTTTACATATATAAGTTTCTCTAATATCACAATTAAGAAATCCATTATTTTCTCTAAGATGATTAGCTAACTTCTTTTTTATTGTTTGACTTGGGAAAAATCTTATTAAAGATCTTCCAGAATCAAACCTATTAGGCATTCTATATTTTATTCTATATACATAACCCCCTGTATGGTCATTAGTATGTCTTATTAATATCTTTTTCTTTTTAGCGTCCTCATCCTCTTCCCATAATTTATTCGTTTCAAACCAATCTACAGGATAAAACATTCTCTGTTCTCCTTTGTAATTACTTATCACTTTACATTTATGTTTCATTAAATACACTTCACCAGAATTAAATGGCAATCGGATTCTATAGTTTGGTTTAAATAATTCTTCTATAAGTAGTTCTAAAAAATCAGATACTATATTAGAATATTCAGTTTCATATAATCCTTTTGTTTTACCAAATTTAATTCTATAATATTTAAAGAAATCTTTATGGTTTAAAGTTTCATCCTTAGACTTGTTTTTGAATAGATCCTGGAATGTCTGGTTTTCCATCGTTTAATTTATCTTCTGGAATATTAATTCCGTTAATTAATTCATTTAATATATCTTTATATATAAGATCAGCATCACCATAAGATAAGGGATAATTTTTATCTATGTTTTCATCAAATTCCTTGAGCTGTTCTGTATCTTCAAAACACGCTCTAAGAATAACTTGTTGTAGCCTTTGAAATGCTACATCTTCTGAAATAACATAAAGATAATTATCATAATCTATATAGGACATTGGTCTTACGAAGTTTTCATATTGATAATACGAAGAAAGTTTTCTTGTTGTAAATCTAAACGGTCTTCCTATTTGATCTATTGGAGATACAGAATCTACCAATAAACCATTAAATACTACATTAATTATTTTAGGAACAGGTTTTGTGCTTTTTAAAAGCAATTGACCTAAAGGCCTGTCTACTTTTTCTAAATCTAATGTAATATTAGAAAACCATTCATGACTAGGAATAGAAGTAGATTGCTTCATCTTCTCTTTAATTAAAGCAACTCTTTTATCCTCTATTAATTGTTTTATATAAAGATCTGGATATTTGTAATCGTCTGAATAATCTCTAAGATATTCTTTTATTGCGTATATTAATTTTGTAATATCCATTTATTTTCAATTTTGCAAATATACAATATTTTTTTTAATTATGCAAGAACTTTAACATTTATTTTCGTTTTCTCTTGCCTATTGTTATTTTTTCCATGTATAAAACTTTACTATATGGATTATAATTTACAATATCTACATAATAATCCCATTTACCATATCTTATAAACAAGAATTTTTTAGGTCTTTCTTTATAACCAACAATAGATAATGAATCTATTACATTTAATTTTAAATCATAATCTTTAGGATATATATTTAAATCTAAATTAACCCAATGATTATGTATTCCTATTTTTCTTAATGAATCAGATACGTATATTAATGAATCTTTTGTAATATATTCTATTTTAGTTTTTACATGAATTGTTGATTCTGCTGTTTTTAATCTGATTTTTAAATCTTTGATTAATTCTAGATCAGCTTTTCTAAAGTCCTTCATTTCTGATAAAGTATAATTCAATTCTTTAATTTCAGAAACATTAATACTATCCCTAATTTTATAATTACGAATAGTATCGTTTAAGACATATTCATTTTTAGTTAATCTAGTATTTTCATCTTTAGCTTTCTTTATAGTATTACCCATTATAAAGATGACTCCACATAAAATCGCTATTGTTATTATTAAATATTTTTTCATTTTTCTATAGTTATTTCTATATCTTTTTTATCCTTTAATAATTCAACTAATTTTTCTTCATATGGAGTAGAATTTAGAACCATTCCTTTAACTTTATTTTCTCCAACTAAAATACAACCAGAAGTATCCTTAACGCTATTCCCTCTATGAATTAATATTCCATCAAACATAGGAACATTTAATAATCTTGGTAATATTCTTTTGAATTTAGGAGAGAAATTAACAATTACCTCATATGTGCCATATGGAATTGCTGTTTCATTAGGAATTTTAACACCTTCTGGCCTAACTGGATTTTCAAGAGTATCACAGAAATATACACCATCAACATATAATTTGCCAATGGTGTATGTCTCTGCGAAAAACTCCCTTTTAACTAGAAGCTTTATCATTTGGTATCGGTATTACAGGAAATAATTTTTTATATCTCTCTATTACGGGGCAATTATAACCATTTATAATATGCTCACATATCCCGCTAATATCTAATGCAGATTGTAGCTTTTCAGAATATTCTTCTAAATCAAATCTGTCTTTAAAACAACTTTTAAGATCTATACTAGATTTTAAAATGTCAGATTCTAATGTTTTAATTTTATTTTGTAAATCAGCTATTTCTTGTTTCTGACTATTCATTGTTTCTTTTAAAACACTAATAGATTCTTTTAAATTCTTAATCGCCACACTATCTGCTTCTTCTTCAGTTTGTTTTTTATAGCTCTTACTAGTTAATACAAATTTAGCAAGAGAGATTAAACCTGCTATTCCACCAACCGCACCAAAAATTGATAGAATAGTTGTTATCATTTTTTATTTTTTTACTTCACCATCTTTCTTTATTTTCTTTACAATATCATTTATATGATACCATAAAGTCCCGCCTCCTATTAGCGCAAATAGTACTACCATAGGAACTTCGCTCCATGCATATGCTATAGCATTCGCTGTTAAAGCAAGAAAAGCGATAGAATAAAATATCTCTAATGCGGCTTGCGTCATTAGACTAAAAGACTTGAATTTATTTATGAACCAATTCATTTTTTTATATTATTTTTTATGATACTCCAATACATACATAACCACTAGTCTGAGACGTCCCGCCTAAATTAACATTAGATATTTCTCCAGTTAATAAATCGGGATTCTTCATATAAGGTTCTCCAGTAGATGTTAATATCTGTAAACTCTGTATTTCTCCACTAATTGTACCATTAACTGAACAAATATCAAAATCTCCATCTGATCTTATAACTTTAAGATCGCCAGAAATAGAAGTGCTTGGATTTGGATTTGATTGAGTTAATGGCAATTTCCATGTTGTATTATCGCCATCTATAGACAACGGCATCATTGTTCCAACCGTAACATGATATTCTACAAATCCAGCTTGTTGTACAACTAGATAAAATTCTTTATACGTGTCTGTTCCTGCGCCACCATTAACATCAGATTCAGCAGTATTATAATACCCTCTTACTCTAAGTTTACCACCTCTAGATGATCCTGTATTTTGCGAAAACGTACAAACTAATGATGTTGTGTATCTTTGAACAGCCCCTGGATCTCCTACGATATCGTTATTGTTTATCCACGTTCCACTTCCAGACACTTTTCCTGTCCACGAATTTGAACTAGGAAAACTTAATGTTAATGGAAACGAGCCTGTATCAACTTGTATAATTTCTATTTTTTTAAAATTAACATCAAAATTAAATGTTGCAGAAGTAACTGTGCGCCCAACATTAACTGTTATAATCTGTCCGGCAGAATTTATATTTGTATTGTTAATATAGCTATATACGCCATATCCATGTTGTTGCACTGTTACATTTTTAGAAATAGTAGGCGACCCCGCTGTTGATGCAATAGTTGAAGTAGTGCTTCTTGCCTTACGACCATATAAAAAATCTGTTGTATAAGTAACTACACCAGAAGCAGTACCAGATGCTGGAGTATATTTTAACCAACTTTCAGCCATAATTTATTTTATTAAGAAACAGTCCAACTAGTATTAGACGTTACATTTACTTTACCATCATCACCAGAAGCAGTACCAGATGCTGGAAGCGTAATAGTTGTTGGAGATACGTCCAACGTTACATCACCAGTCGACTGATTAATAGTTGCTTCAACTGCTGTGCCAGAATTAGGGGTTGCTACAATAACACACGATTTAGCATCTATAGTTAAATTTGGTGGAATAACAATTCCAATACTAAAGCTAAATTGAGCAGTAGAACCGGGGTCTCCTGATATTACACCACCATTACTTGTACTTACTGAATTAGCAGTATATGTAGGAGGAATAGTAGCTGTTATAGATCCGCCAGATTTCAAACTAAATGTAATTTTAGATGAATTAGACGTTCCAGTCATAGTAACAGTGCCACCACTTTTAGTAGCTGAATAAGACGACTGTGCCCATGATACAAATTCGGCTTTTGCTGCCTGAGTAGCATTATATGTAGCAGATTTTGATCCGCCATTAGTAGTTGTAAAAATAATAGATCCTGCTCTTTGTGCTCTTCCTGTATGTGCCGCAGCAATTATAGAAACCGACTGATCTCCAGTAGCAGAAGGGATATTAGTCGTAAGCCATGTATTACCTGAATTATTAGAAGACCAAGATGTGTTTGATCTCACCGTAATTGTATTTTTGCTTCCAGCAGCCGTAAATGTTCCAGATGTTGGACTTAAAGATATAGTAGCAGCTCCTGCCGCTTGTGTAATAGTTATTGTTTTAACAAGGCCAGACCCTCCACCTCCAGCGGTTAATGTAATTGTCCCAGTTCTAGTTGATACTGTTGGATTAGCAGTAAAAGTAACAACACCAGAAAAATTAAATTGAGCTCTAGCACCAGGATCACCTGGTATGTTTACATTATTTGTTGCTGAAGCTCCATTTGCTGTATAAGAAGAAGGAACTGTTGGCGATAAGGAACCTGGTGTTGATACAGTCCAATTAATTTTAGCTGTATTAGATTGTCCACTTACTGTATATTGAGTCTCAGTAGCTCCAACAGAAGCAGTTCCAGATACTGTGATAAATTCTGGTGCTGCAGTTTGATTAACTGTATATGTTTTAGCATCTCCAACAGAAGGAGAAACAGTAACTATAGTTGTTCTAGCGACTCTACCCGTGTGAGTTTGTGCTGTATTAGTAATAGTGCCATTGCCATTTCCAGATAATGGTGTAGGTGTTAACCAAGAATCGTATGCCATTTTATTCGTATTTAATATTAAATCCTTCGAAATTTGTTAATTGTTCCGGGATAGATTGTCTTTCTTTAAGATATATATCAATAGAAATTGCCTTAAGTTCTGGAAGATTAATATTTTCTAACACTTCTTTTGTGTAAGCAAATGTTCTTCCTTTTAATATTCCATCTGGATCATATGCTATATATCTATTCTTGTCGTCTTTATAGACGTTTACATTTATTTTCATTTTACGTTCCAGTCAATATTAGTGTTTACTTTAACATATTTTTCATATATGTCATTGAATCCAAAATTTAATTCTATTGGATTTATATCAAAATGAACTATACTTCCATCGTATATTTTTTCTAAAGCCTCTTCATCGATTCCATTTCTTTTAATACATTTAGAGATTTTATTATATTCAAAAAATTGTCTAACGTATTCTTTTTCTTCTTCATTTTCAGCTTTATCAATAAAATATTTTAAGAAAAAAACATAATAGAACGCAGCTAGATATGTAGACACATCTAATTTAGAAATATATTTTCCATATACTTTTCTAATTTCTATAGATCTGTTTACTATACCATCTAAATAATATGAATAATAATGATTACATTCTAATACATATTTAGAAAAAAGCATTAATTCTATATCTGTGAAATCTTTTATTAATGAATTTAATAGCTCATATATATTTATAGACGAATTATATTTAAGCACCATACAGTTTTGATTGTCTTTACAACATTCGTCGCATAATATAAATCTGGAATAATCAATTAAACTCTGGAGCTTATCTTTAGGTAATTCAGTCATTTTATACATTTATTAAAAAAATATTTCATCAAAATTTGATTTTATATCATAATTTATATTGGCAATTATACTTTTAGAAGCAAATTTTTTATTATTTTTATATTTTTTATTTATAATCCATGCGTCTGGATTATCAACAGTTGCTATAAGTAAATTATTTTCAACTTTTATATTCATAATAAATAATTTTATTTATCCTTCTTTATATCCAGGAGTAGAAACTGTTATTCTAAAATCATCAATATATTTATCATTGTTTAAATTATTTTCAGATGATTCTGCTATTTGTTTATTATCATTTGAGTATAATGAATTTCCAGATCCAGAATCTGAAAATAATGGAATTTTATTCCATGAAGAATTAGAATATTTATAAACTTCTACAACAGATCCAGCATTTGTAATTAATCCTATTGAATTATCTGGTACATCGGTTAATGTGTTTAGTTCTGCTAACGATCCCTTTTCATAATTTGTTGGAACGGAAATTTTTATTTCGGCATTTTTTATTCCGTCATATTCAAGAGGATTGTCTATCCAAGAGAAAAAGTCTAAATTTATATTTACTAATGCATTTTGAGTAATATAAGGCAATTGACTTTCTGATTTTGAATCAAAAAGACTTATTTGATCATTAATAGATTTAGAAAATGGTGTTGCAATTGATCCTTCTTCTATTTTTACATCTTTTACTTCTATCCAATCATCCTCTACTTGTCCATTAGGATTATTTATTGAAAATATTAATCCGTTATTACAAGAAGATTTTAATGGTGTAAATGTAATTGTTTTATATCTAAAAGTTGTAGATGTCGTTACAGAAGTAAGATTCATTACAATATCTTCAGCTCCTGGATTTCTAATTCCAACAAGCCTTGGACGACCATCATTAGACCTTATTTTAAAAGATATAGTATATTTTTTAGTTGTATCAAAATTAAAATTGTTTTCTATTGAAACTGATGTGTTTTGAATATATGGATATGGATTTGTTGCAGAAGATTCTCCTCTAATTACATCATTATTTACAGTTACTATCCCTCCTTGAACTCCAGACCAAAATGATGAATTGTCAGAATAATCATGTAAATTATTATAAGATAATAAATTTTCTCCACCGTTAACAACAGATGTATTTACAACAACTTCATCTAAACCAATTTTACCTTCATCTGGAGTAATTGTCGTTTGCCCGTTTTGTGTTATATTTACAGTTTTTGATTGTAATTCTAGATTACTTAAATCTACAGTAACTTTAGATAACGCATCTGCGCCTTCATCGGGAGTAACTTCTATTATTGAAGGAGTTAATGAATTTACAAATTCTGATTTTTCTTGTAAAATAATATCTTTTGAAATATTTCCCCAAGAGCCATTATATTCATAAACTTGTGATATTTTATCTTCAACATTATTTGTTAAACATTTCATCCATTCATTTAATTGAAGATAATTATCTACAGATTCAGTTGTTAATGATCCTGTTGGTGATCCATCAAGATTAAATATATAGAATGTGTCTAATATTGTAGAACTTAATTCTGCGTAATTAGTTATCCATAAAAAAAGATCATACATATTAGTTTTAAATATTTCAATAACACCTTCTTTGGAAAATATTTCATCTGATGGTAATGGTGAAGAATTAAAATCCCATAACAAATAATAATTATTAGATTTATTTACTACAATACTAATATATGATCCTACAATAATAAAAGAAAGACTATTTGATGGTAAATATAAACTACTATTTTTTAATATCTCAGATTCTTTTCCGCTATTAGATACAAAAAAGAATTTATTTCGATTTATAGTTAGTAATATGTTTAATAGATTAAATGATGTATCAAACAGTAAAGCGTTTGCTTCTATTCCAGGAGTAAAAGGTTCAAACACATTTTCTTCTTCCTGTATTAAACCTATAGTTCCATTTACTACATTGTCTACAGGTAATGTATCGAAAGAAGTAGTTTTTACAAAGGTTGGTACAATAGAAGAAATATTTACACTAGATAATCCATAATATCCAGGATCTGGAAGTATTTCAATATTCCCATTCTGTGTTATTGAAACATCTTTTTTCTGTAATTTAGTTACTCTGCTCCATGGCTTTGCTATAATGCATGTTCCTATGCCCATGATATTAAAAGTTAAAAAATAAGGGGAGAATCTGATGAATAATCAACAGATGCTCCCCAGATTTTAATTAAACAAAATATAAATTATGATACTAAATTTCTATTATGATATATCAGTCGGAAGGCTTGTCTTAAGAACTGTATTAATAGCTCCTGTCAAAGCATTCTTATTTGCAGCTGCAATTGTAGAATCAATTGCCAATATATAAGTTGTTGGGATAACTGTTTCTTCAGTAACGAATTCGCGAGCTTCATAGTAGATAGTAAGCATGTCATATGTGCCAGCTGCATTTGCAAGCAATTCCGGCTGGAATGCTTCAAGACCAGCGGCCCAAGAACGATCAGGAATACTATAACCATATGTAAGTTCTTCAAGTTCTGCTACAGCTTTACCTACACCCTGTCCGGTAGTTGCGCCAGTATGAGATGTTTTGGTAATATTTACTACTTCAGTAACTTTAAATGTAGTTTGCTTATATGGTTTCTGATACAAATTCCAATTCTTGTCTCCAGCTTTTAGAGTTATAACGGCACCTGCGGCGCTAGCTACAATAGGAGCATCAAATTGAGTTGATACAGAAACGTTAAATGCATTAGCCAAAGCAGTTGCTATCTGAGCGGCTGTTTCCCCACCCCCTGCCGTATAAGCGGCCATTGGGAATACAGCATTTACAGATGAAGGAACAGATCCAGGATTCTGCATTACTATAAATGAGAAGTAATCTCCAGCTGCAGCATTAGCCGCAGAATTTGGAATAACTACAGTTAAAGTATCTACTTGATTAACCGGAGCTACATACTTCTTATATGTTGCTTCTTTAATCCATTCAGGTCTTATAACGTTAGAAGCGAGAGTCGTATCACCGATCTTATAAACGATATAACCACCTTTTGGATCAGCAGTCTTTCCACCTGCAGTATTAAATACATATCCCTGCCCAGCTGTTAAAGTATCAGCTGACTCAGGTGCAGTTGCAGGAAGACTAGTTACAACATATGTTCTTGTTGTGTTTTTACTAATGTCCATTATTATTTTTAATTATTTGTTTGTCTTGTTAACATTGTTTGTTGAGCTATTGTAACAGCAGTTTCTACTATATTATACCAAACTGTTTTATCTAAATCACAAGTATTATTTTCCAAATCGATACTAGATGGAAGATCTACAAACGACCATTCATATACTATTTTTATGTTAGAAGACATATCTTTTGTAAGTTTTTCATACGAATTATTTACAAATAACTCATCTTTGCATCTATAAGCAAATCTAGTATCTGGAATTCTAAATGGATTTAATTTTAAAAATTGGTATTTATAATCAAAATTAACTGGTATTACATTAATAACTCTTTTAATTTCTTTTCCACTTACTGGTGTGAAAACAACAGTAACCGTTTCGTAAACTATATTTTTATCTTTAACAGGTTCATACGGATCTATTGGAAATACATTTACTTTATCATTAACATCAGAAACAACCCTAGATGAACTAATCAAATATTGTTGTAAAGTCATGTTGTCGATAAGTATATTGTTACTTTTATTGATTAGCTTATCTAAAACTAATCTAGCCTTTTCATTTCCGTCAAAAGCCGTAACAAACATTTCCCAGACCTTTATTTGAGCTTGATCTAAGAAAATTTGTATTTCCTCTTGTTCAAGACCAGGAGCGTTATTTGCATTTTGAGAATATAACAACTCAAAGGTTTCTAGGAAATTAAATTCATCCATTATTTTCTGTTATTAAGAGTTTGTAATCTATCTTTTAAAGGAAGGACTACTGGTTGATTTTTCTTATCCTTTAAGAAATTTATAGCGTTTTCATATGTGGCTTGTTCATTGTCAGCAGCAAGTGCTATTCCGTCAATTGTAATATATAGACCATGCTTAAGAACCACAAGACCATTATTTACCAATGCTCCAAGTAATGCTTTATATTTAAAATCTTTATCTTTTACAATCTCAAGGAAATTCTTAGGATTGGATTCAACCATTTCCATAAGAGTTGTCTTAAGCCATTCTGTCTTACATGAATTAAGAGTGATCTTTTTATTGATTGCAAGCAATACATCAAGCATATCTTCTTTTTCTTGAGATATTTGATAGTATTTAGCATAAGCTTCCGCTTTCACATCAGCCTCTTTAGATCTCTCTATATTAATTTCGTCTTCACGAACCATGTAATATTTAATACTAGCTACACGATTGCGTCCCTTATATGAGGGAGCAACCAGGTCTGGATATTGAAGAAGAATTTTGTATCTAATATAGTCCATTGGCTGAGCCAAATCCAGTGTTACATCTGCTTTTTTAAGCATGACAAAACATCTATCCCAAAATTCATTTTCATGCTCTGAAAGACCGCCTTCTTCAAGATTCAACATCTTTTCAAGAGCTTCTCTTTCTTCTTGAGAGTCAAATGGAGATACAACAGATTGAATATCATGCGGAGACATCTTCGCACATAATCTATCCATTGTACCATCCAACTTGCCTCCATATAATACATGGTCTTTATCAATACCGGGAATTTCTTTAAATAAAAATTTTACAGTAACCTTACTTTTAGGTAATTCAAATTTAGTATCACTCATTGTTTTATATTTTTATTACAGTAGTATAGAGGGAATCAGAGTGGCTGTTCTAGAAGGATCTTTAACTACAGCAGCGAAGTTCGTCATACGAGAGAACGTTGCGGAGTCTTCATCCTGACCAGCATTCTGGTTATTAATAGCTCCAGTAAACGGATTACGGAAACCGAAGCGATACATAACTAGATCTTCCCAATTACCACCTTGTACTTTCTGAATATTAGGATCTGTCTTGTCGCCGATATAAAGAATATCCATACGGTGAGATTCAGCAAGAGAACCGTCAGACATATAAATCTTATTTCTCTCACGATCATCATACATAGGATCGACGTTCAAAGTCAGATGAATATTGTTAGGTCCAAGCCATTCAGTGAACTGAACACCAGCTTTCATAGCGTTCTGATGCAGTTCAGACTGAGTCTTAGCATATACGGGAGGATTGAACGGAGTCAAATCTCTCCAATATGTAGCAGCGGCAGCAACTTCACGGTTGAAGTCAATAGCTCCAAATTCACCTGTATTCAAAATGAATTTACGTTCAGGGAATCCCATACGACCAGCTACCATAGCCATCAGTAAGTCTTCCAGCATTCTCAGAGAGAACTTGTTCATAGCAAACATATTAGATACAGACATCTGTTCACGGATACCAGAACCTGCCTTAATTTCATAGTTGCTCTTTCCAAGATTATGGAAGCGACCTTTATCATCGCGGTTTGTTCTACCAAACAACAATGCTTTAGCCTTCATTTGCTGGAATTCTACGTTAGCTTTCCATTCTACCAGGCCCATCCATGTATTGAATGTCTTAACTTCAGTACCAGTCATATCGGTGATAGGAATCTGGATATCATAAGCTACCTTAAAATCAGCAGCATTGCCGGGAACTTTAATAGTCTGACGGATATGCGTAAAGCTATTACGCATTGAAGTGCTGGATGTGTAGCTAATGTCACCACCTTTGATAGACATGGCTTCCTCAACAGGAGAATAATCTTTAGAGAACAACTTTCCTGCTACAAGTTCAGCTCCAGGCATACCCTGCGGTATATTACCAAACAGCTTAACTGAATAAACAAAGTTCATTCCCTCCTGACGAGGTTCAGCAAGAATTTGCAATGGATATTGCTCATTCTTTTCACCTACGATAACATAGGTGTCAGAGAAATACTTTTCACCGAAAACAAGCTCAAAATCACTCCAGTTTGCGCCTACGTTTTCATCATCAGCTTCTACGACAGCACCTTTATATCTTGCTTCTACAAGCGGAATATTACGAGTGCTAGTACCAATTAGGTTCCAGTAGAAATCATCAGTAGTCTCTTTCTTAATTGTTGGAAATTGACTCAGATAGGTATCAAGATTCTGATAACCAGACTGAGACAAAATTTTAGTGAAAATAGGAGTCAGTAACTGAGGTCTGCTCCCAAATACGTTGCCGAAATAGTTTTTGTCTGTAAAACCAGACCACGATTTCGCTTCACGCATTACCATTGAAGGTGTTCCTATTAATGCCATTTTTTAAATAAATGTTTATTTGTGTTATTTGTTTTTATATTCTATCTAGAAAACTAAAATCTTTATCTTCGTTTTTAGATGCTCCTTTCTTTTTTAGAATGTCACTAAGTTTCGTAGCTTCTTTTGTTTGAATTGTTTTAGAAATATTTTTAAAATCCCTAAAACCATTTGTCAATTCATAGAATAAAGCAACCCTTGCTTCAAAATCAATAGGATCTTCCATTCTATCCTTAGCAATCTTATTATATTGATTGCCATAGTCATCTACGCCAACTGGTTTAGTAAGTGTTTCAAAAGCTCTATTTCTTACTCCTTCAGAAATTTTCATATTATCTATTTTTTCAATAGACTTAATTTTCCCCTGAATGCTTTCAATAGTCTTTTGCATTTCTTTGATTTGTTCTTGCTGTAATCTTTCATTCTCTTCTTTCTGTCTTTCAAGATATGTAGCAGCTTCTTCTTTTAGTTTATTCAACGCATCCGTTGTCTTTTCTATAGCTGTACTAGAATCGTTAATTACAGAAGCCAAATCTTTAGCTTCTTTTTCATCCATTCCTCTAGAAAGGTAGAATTTCGTCAGGATATTTTCTCTTAAAGATGATTTTGTTTCAATATCTTCTATTGAAATGCCTGAATAATCAGCAATCTCTTTTTGATTAAGAATAATATCTTCTTCTGGAATTCCATTTCTAAAAGCTTCTAATACGATTTTTTGTTGTTCTGTTAAATCTTTGAATTCATTAGCCCTTATTGATTCTTGAAATGCTTCATACAAATCATCTTCGGACTTAATATTTTCATAGGAATCTAAAATCCCCTTTTTATACAATTCATTAGCAAACTGATTGAAAAGAAGTTCTTCGTCTGATAATTCTTCGCCATCATCAGAATCGTCTTCTTCTTTGTTGTCGTCTTGATCCTGCTCTTCGGGGTCGTCATCGACATCTGAATCATTGTTTACATCAGGAGGTGTAGGATTATTATCTATTACATCAGTTGTGTCAATTGTATCTAATAGAGAATTAATATCTACATCTTCTATTTTAGTGTCAAAATCCATATTTGTTTAAATATTAATATTTTTATTTTCTAGAATTATCTTTTATTTTATTAGCAGATAACCTGGCTATTTCTCGTTTCATATTAGTGTCATACATTTTTGCTTTAACACTTTCTTTTTTAACGTTAATATCCTCTTTTCTAATATCGCTATCTTTACCGGCTATTTGTAATTTAGTATCGTTATCATTATCATTCTTGTATTTTTCCATCTCAATGCTCAATCTCTTTAATTCAAGCTCTGTTTCTGCTATTCTTTGATTAGCTTCAATCTGAGCCATGATACGCTGAGTCTCTTGTTCCTGAGCTTCTTGAGCCATTCTTCTTTGCATCTCTTCTGCAGCTTCCAATTTGTTAATCTTATCTGCTATACTATCTGAAAGAAGAACGTCAATATAAGTTGATATTGAACCGCCGTTTTGGATAGATGCTTCTGCTAATTGTTCTATTCTTTGATTAATCTTTAATATCTTATTAGAATTAATTACTTGTATTCCATAATCGGCTTCGGCAAATTCGTCTCCATCTATTTCAAATAACTGAATTTCTCCATCATCTAAAATATATTGAGCCATTATTTTATTGCCTTTAAAAGCTAATTTAGCTGTTTCTAGGAATCCTGTTAATACGTCCTTTATACAAAGTTCATGAGTTGCATAATAAAGTTCTGTATTGAAAGAAGATTGAGATATCGCTCTCTCTACTCCCCCTACTGTTTCTCTACTATTAATTTGTCCTTCTCTTTGTTTAGTAATACCTGAAAGATCAGCTATTTCACTCTTAATATATTCTAATAAGTTTATACATTGTTGAATCATGCCTCCAAGTTCCATGTCTATGACACGGCCCGTTTCTAATTGACCAGCTAATGCCCCTGTACGATCACCTTTTTTATTTTCATTAAATCCATTAGTGAACATAATGTTAGTGTCGTTGAGGTAATACATCCACTTATCAACAGTCCATGATTCAGGTTTTGTATTGATATCTATTAATGCTACCTTACCAATATTTTTAGCAATTAATTTGTTTAGTCTATACCAAACAACATCATACATATATTGGAACGGTTTAAGCATTTCAACTAATGATACAGCTCTTGTGTTCTGTATATTATATACACGTCCAACAATACCAGGATGACAAATAGATGGATTATTAATACTGTTATATTGTACTGGTTTAGGTCTCATTCTAACGAATATATCATTCATTATTTTAGTGCCTTCCCACCATTCATTAACCCATAAAGATTCACAGGTTTCTCCAGCTTTTGTATCCGGTATGTATTCAGCGCTCATAATCTTATACTGAACATCACCATATTCATCGAAATATTTAACCTTTTTAACTTCTTTTAAAGAACGCCAAAAAGCCCTTAACACCCTTATGTTGCCATTAGCATCATAAGATGATATATAAGGACTTCCTACAAAATCTTGAGATCTCAATAGATAATCCATATCAGATTGAGTAATACTCATTACATTTGCATATTCTTGGTCATATGATTGACCTCCTGCTGTTGCAGAAAAAGGCTGTGTTATTCTTTTAATTTCTTCTTCTGAAAGATCTTCGTAATATGTATCTATAATTCTACTAGGATTCCAATATTCATCTATACAGATCACATCAGAATCTTCTATTCTAGAAGACATTCCGCTTCTAAAAGTATATACATACAAAGGATTAATTATTTCTATTTTAGGTTCTCCATTATCAATGTCGAGATTATAAATCTCTTCACCCATAATTAAAGCATGCCTAAATCCTTCAGTAAATAAATTATTAAAATTGTATTTTTTAGAATAGTTATTAAGAATTCTATTAACTCTTATTTCTCTTCTATCTTGCCAAGAATAATTATATTTCTTTTGAATTTTTTCTAATCTTTCTCTTAATTGATCGTCTGGAATAGAACTATCCTGAATTAAATTTTGAAGTTCTTTATTTAATTCGGATTTCAATTCTTCTTCTTTTTGCGAAATAGCATCAGGACTAGTTACTATAGCCATATAGTCAGCTCGTCTTGCTATTTCTTCACCAATTAATGTATTAAGCTTAGAGTTTATTATTGGATGATGTTGTATTTTTTCAGGAATAAAATCTGCATCTAATTGATTAGGGTTAAGTGTTCCCATCAAATCTTCATAATCAAGCATATTGTTGATTAGATTTGTACAGATTAATTTCGTTCTAAAGAATGTTCTAGTGTCTCTAGAATTCCATCTATTCCTACTATCACACGCATTTACACACTGTATTCTCCATTCTTTATCCTTTTTATTAAAAGGAATGGCTTGTTCGGGTAAATTTACGTTAAACATCTAGCAATTTTATTTATTTTTTTGCAAATATACGAAAAAAAATAATACAAGTCAAGTGTTTTGAAAAATTTTGTGGGGCTTTCTATAGTAGAATACCTAAAAACGTATTCCAATTGACTTGTATTTTCGATCATAATTTCTACTGAAGAATTCATCTTGCTCTACTGATTGTTTAGGACTTTCCATATTATTTATTTGTTCATCTATAATTCTATGTCTATCCTCTACTAAAATTAATAGCATAATTAATGCAAATATACGGTCATAGTTACCGTGTTTAGGATTATATTTAATAAGTTCTTCTAATAGTCCTTTAGATTTTATTTTAGATACATTAGATATATTTGCCTCTTCTCCATAAGCTTCTTCTAGAAGCCAATTTAATATTAAGTTGATACCATAATTAATTACAGCTGTTGTTGTGGTTGTCCCGTATTTTCTGTTTCCAGTTCTAATGATAGAAGTTCCTGCTTCATCTTTTAATGACTTAGGTGTTTCAGCCAAAAGATATAATGACTTTACTTTTTCATAATAACTAAACAAACCTTTTTTATTTTGCTCGTAATTATTTACAGCATTATAATACATGGTCAATCTTCTAGTTATTTCATAAAAATCTTTCGTTAATCTTCTTCCAGTATATTCGGCCACTATTCTTCTAGTCCAACTATCCATTATAAATATAGACCCTAAAGATACTGTGTCTACGACTTTGTCGTCATCATAAGTATCGCAATTACAATTGGTAAAATGATGAGATAAATATTTATGAGTATCACATGTAAAATTATATACTAATCCGGAATAATTAAATATTTTAATTGATTTAATTTGAAAGTAAATATATTTCTTATCTTCACTTAAAAAACATCCATTCTTTCTTCGTATATTAGTTTTTAATGATTCGTCTATTTTGTTTATTTTATTACAATTATTAGATTTAAATAAATTTTTAAAGTTTATAGAATCTATATTCCCTAATCTTAATTGATATGTTTTAGAATTATTTATAATTCTATTTTCAATTTTCATCAATCCTTTATCTCTTAACGACGATAAACATGACACAATATCAAATGAAAATAATAGATCTTGTATGTTTTCTAATAGTTCTAAACTTATACTAACAAATGAAACTGAATTATATTTTTTAGATTTAATTACAGAACCGTCGGCGCAAAAATATCCATATATTAATTCTTTTTTAAAAGAATTATTCCATAATTTAAACCATTCTGGAATATGTTTGTTTTTAGATCCATATCCAAATTCATTTTTCAAAAATTCAGAAATAAATGATGAATAAAAAACATAATTAACTTTAGAATCCGATTCAGAATGCTTAGATGGAATTTTATTAAATACTGTTTTTATTAAATTTAAATATCTTTCTAAATAAGGTTCTTTTTTATTAAAACAAATATCTACTCCTCCATATTTATTTAAAGATCCATCCCCTAGCCACAATCCTACTAACCACCAAAAATCGGGATTTTTAAAAATATTTTTGTATATGTTTCTTGTAGTATATTTATTTAAAATTTTATCAATATTTATATTTGTTTCTTTTTTATAAATATTAGGATATTTTATCCAATCTCCTTTAGAAAGATCAAATAATCTTGTTTTTTTAAAATCAAAGTCGTTTTCTTTTATTCTCTTTATATTTTTAGAAGCATAAAACGGATGTTCGAATGTTGTTTTTAATGTTCTATATGTATTGCTTAGTTTTATCTCCTTACAATTATAATTAAAAACTTTTCTATTTAATAATCTTTGTATATTAACTATTTCACCATCATTATTATAGAATTTGTCATTAATAGTAACATCTTCTACATTTTTAAGACCATGGTTAGTTAAAACCTTTTCTCCTGGAGTTAAACATCCAGCATAGTACCTATTCATAAATACATTACCTTCAGAATCTTTTTTAGGCTCTTCATATATTTCTACAGCTCCATCTAAATCCATTGATTTAAGGGCTGGGAAATTACGAATAACTTTATTTGAGTCTACTGGATATGTAAACACACTGCCGTTTGAATCTATTCCTAATTCACATACTAATGTCTTGTCAGCTTCTTTATAAGATTGGGTTTGTATTTCTATTAACCTTTCTTTTAAATCATTAATAGGAAATATATTTGAATTGTTAGATGAAAACATTTCAGATGGCTTAAGAGGATAGTTTGTAAGTTCACCGTCTATGGCTTTCATAGATTTTGCTTTACGTTTAATCTCTCTTCTTTTCATATAATGGTCTACGGCTTCTTTGATTTTTGTATTTCCATTTTCATCTTTATATGATCCATCCATATAATAAGCCGGAACAAACCATCCTATTTTTCCAGAATTTTCATAAATATCATCAAAAGCCAATAATGTATTAGCTTCTGGATCTCTAAATAGAATTTCAGATTCTACAATTTTATCCATATTACCACCAGTTCCTATATATACAGTTGTTCCAAATCTATTAGTACCATCAGTAACCATAGTGGCTTCATTGGACGCATGTACTTGTAATACATTTTCTAATAGACCAACCTCTTCAACAACTATAATATTAGGTCGTGTACCGGCGGCTGCTTCTGGATTTGTTACAGTAAATGTAACATGTTTTATATTAGACATAGAACCCTTTTTAACCCATTCTCCACCAATTTTCTTTAGATATTCATTTCTAAAAGCATTATTGATGTTATTAGATTTAAGAGTTCCCATATGTTCTTTGTAAAAAGGATGTTTAGCATATCCACCTGGACCAGCTAAATTATTTAATGCTAATTCTGTTTTATCTAATATATCTTTTGATTTTGCAGTGTTAGCAGCTCCTACAAGTATTTCTACTACACTAGGGTTCTCAATACTTTCTTTATTATATATTCTTGCTCCATCAAATAACCATTCATGCAAAACAACGCCAACACCAGTCAAATAAGAATTGTGTGTTACGATGAAGTCTCCTGCTAAAAAACAATGTTTATCATCTTCTACTGATATACATTTCCCATATTGTATTCCAATTGGTTTAATGTCAATAATTGTAGTATAGTCTATTTTACTTCTTTGATATTTAGAAATTCTAGATACTATTTTTTCGTTCTTTCTATCTAACTTAGAAATGTTTTCGTCTGTATAAATATAAACATTATAACAGTCTCTACAATGTACAAAATTGCCATCTTTATCTTTATAACCTACATTTTCTTTTTTAGATTTTCTACAATTATATCCAAGACTTCTAACTAAAAAACAAACGTCATCAGCTAATTGTTCTGACGTTGTATTATAACTAGGAGTTCCTCTTGATTTTGTAACTGTGCCATCAGAATCTATTAATCCTTTTAAAAGTTCTGATCTTGTTTCTTTGTCATTAAAAAGATATTCTTTAGGAATGGATTTATTATAAGAATATTTACCATAAAGATCGTATTTAATTAAGATGTCTTTTATATTTTCAAATTCTAACGAAATGTGTTTACCTTCTTTTAATTCAGAAATATTATAAGGAATATTATATTTTAAAACTTCATAATCTACTTTATTTATTGTAATTTGTATTTTGTTTTTCGAACATGAAGTGCAACTACCATTTCCTATTATAATTCCTAATGTATATGGATCTAAATCAACTTTTTGTTTTAGAAAATCAACACAACCATTGACTGGGATTCTATAAACATATTCTTTACCAGACGGATTTCTATCTGTTATTTTTCTTTCTCTGACATAGTCTTTTAACATCTCTTTTGTAGATATTGTTATTAATCCTCGTTTTGTTCCATGTTTCATAACAGTCCACAAATGATCCTGTCCAGCAGTAATTGTTCTGCCGTCTTTAAGAGTTATTTCATAACAAATATCTTCGCCAAGGAATGGTATTCCTGTTACTTTAGTTTTAGATCCATCCCATGCAAATACTTCATCTCCAACTGATATCTCATTCATTGTTTTAAATCCAGAGGGAGTTGGAATAACCTCGTTTAAAGTTATGAGCTTTCCGCCGCCCCTGGCGCCTAGTAGCATCATATTTCTAGACTGATTTTCATACAAAGGTATTCCCATTGGTCTATCAAATAGCTGTCTTAAATATTGTCTTGCTGGAATATATTTTTTCAAAGACCCATCTTTCTTATAAATAGATTCTACTTGTAAATCCGCATCATCTTCTAGTATTTCATTTTTCTCAAATTTATCTACAGCTTCTAAACAAGTATATTCATCATCATCTGAAAATCCAGAAAAACCACGGGCTTCAATAAAATTATAAAAGTATGCCCATTCAAAATCTCTAAGGTATGGCCTGACAATTTTCTTAGGGTCTGTTTTTTGTGATCCTTCAGGCTTATGTTTAATAACTCCAAAATTTACATAAAAATATAAATTAGGAGGCATAAACCTCCATTTTTTACCGCATTCTATTGGCTCTACTGGATTATTTACGTCTATCTGATATTCTGGGTCATCTATGCTCCAAAAGCCTTCTATACAGCGTTTTTTATGCAATCTCCAGTAATTAATAAAAGCTTGTGATCTTGGATTATAATATGTATGTTTTCCAATAACAAAATTATTTCTATTTTTTATAATAGGGAATGTTGGGTCTCGAATATAAAAAGCGTCTAATTCATCAGTCATTATTTATAGATACTTTATTAGTTAAAACAGATCTAGCTACAGAAACTGAATTTTTAATGGCGTTTTCAATCACTTCAGCCGGATCTATAATTCCAAGTTCTAAGCAATTTCCTTGTACAACTTCTCCATTAACAATTTTATAGCTATATGTATTAACTGTATTGTATGCATCTTTTTCAAATTTTAGATATTCATCTAATAGAAAATTAATTTTAAAATCATTTTGCATTAAAAGATGAAATGGAGATTCAAAACACTTAATAAATACATTTTGATCTTTGTTGTCATAATTCATTGATGCTCTGGTTAGAAAATAACCACCTCCAGAAACTACTCCTTTTCTAAAAGCTGCTTGACATGCTTTAACAGCATCTTCAACTCTATCTTCTATTTCTTTTTGTTCAACATTGGAATTTGCTCCTATACGTATAGTTGCCGATCCGCCTTGTAGTTGATATATTCTAGACTTAACTTTTTCTTTATCATATTTACTAATAGATTTGTCTTGCAGTCTTTTATTCAATTCTTGAACACGATCTTTTGTATTCATATTGTCTTTAATAAATGTCGTATATTGACATCTTGCACATACAGCATCTACAGAGCCTATAAAATAATCATCTTCTTTTTCAGCGTCTATAACTGATAATAGGTCTTGCATGTCATCTTCGTTATTATTAATGGGAGTTTGAACTACAAGACACTCTAATAGATTATTCATGTTGTTATTAGAGATATCTGCTATTGTTTGTGGATTCATATAATTACACATGAATACAACTGGGGTTTTAGGATTAGTATATTGCTCTAATATTTCTGCTATATCTCTAATGCTATTTACTTCTTTAGGATAAACAATGATATCAGGGTTTCTTAAATAACATTCTTCATGAGATGGATTATTAATAAATAAGGGAGATGCATATCCTCTATTTATAGTATATCCATTAGAATATTCTACAGAAAGCCCCTTTTCATCAATCTTTTCTAAACGTATGTCAACGTTCTTACCTTTATTTTTAAATATAGAATAAAGAAGATTTGCTATTTCTTCATCTCCATTAGAAGCAATTAAAGCAACATCTCTAATATTTTCAATGTCTATATCAATTTTATTTTTAGATAAATATTCTAATAAATATTTTTCTATTTCATTTAATTGATTTAATAAATATTTCTTGTCATATTGAACTAAACTTTCTTGTATTTTATTTACTAAAGATTGTATAAGAATACAACTAGAAGTTGTTCCGTCTCCTACTTCGCTATTAGATTTTTCAGCAACTTCTTTTACAAGCATGGCCCCAATATTCTCAAATGGATCTTCTAGATTAATAAATCTAGCTACTGTTACACCGTCTTTGGTGTTTATTAATCTGTTTCTATCTTTTATAAAAACAGTGTTTCCATTTGGACCAAAAGTTGATCTAACAGCATCAACTACTTTATTAATTCCTTTAATTATAGATTCTAAACCTTCGTTATATTTAATATCACTCATATTTTGTTTTATTTTATATTTTAAATAGTTCCTGAATCAGATAATGATTCTTCTCCGCCTCCTTTTAATCTACCATCTTCTTTTTCTGAATCTACTATGTCTTTTAAAGATCGTAATTCATTTAATATTTTAGGAGTGTTCATCATTAATTTATCTAATGTTTCTATAGTATCTAATTTAACATCATATTCATCAATGAATTTTGTTCTTTTATAGAATGAATCTTTTAAGATTCTATACGCTCTTTCTGAATCAGTTTCACATAAATCCTGATACTTTTTGATAGCGTCGTCAAGACCCTCAAAAGAAAATTCTTTTCCGTTATCTTTGGCATCTTCTATTATAAGAGTTTTACGTTCTTCAAAAGGTATATTAGAATATGGATTAGATCCGCTATCGTCAACTAGAATAGCTATGTTCCAAAGAATATCTGAATATTCTTTTTTGTGCTTTTTCTTTATTTCTCTAAATTCATTTATAAATTCAAAAGAAGGGTTGACTTTAAAGAAATCTTTTCCATAATCAAATTTAGTTATTATTTTCCCCATAACAAAAAAGCCAGATTTCTCTGGCTTCTATTTATTTCATTTCTTTTTAAAATATCCACGCAGATTAACAAAACGGACTTCTCCGTAAACTTCTCCACCTAGATTAATTCCGGGAATATTAAGACTTTCTTTAATGACTGTCTTTCCATCTTTATCTTCTTCCGGATAACGACGCACTAAAGATTCAATATCCAATAGAACAATGTCTCCAACCTCAATTTCATCATTCTGTTGTACCGCTACAACAGTTTGATAATCTAGTATAGAGGCTTGTTTAGAGCCTGAAAGCAATGAGCTGTCACTGTTTAATGTAATAAGCAATCTGCCATTTAGTGGTTTATATTCTTTTAGATTGAATCCTTCGATTCCCTTATTTTTTTCTTTTCTATTTGCCATAATACAGCTTTATTTAATCCGAATTTACCAAATCTATTCATTAATACTTGAAACCGCCTTTCATCTGCAGTTTCGTGAGTTACATCATATTTAGATGCAAATTTATAAAACTCTCTTAACATCAAGAAGGGAGAATCACATATGTTTTTTATCTCTCTTTTTGATCTCCCATACTTTTTTGCTAACTCTTCATATATCCTATCAAATCTATTCGCAGATACCATCAATATCTATTTTAAACCCATTTTCTAATTTGTAGTCAGAAACTAGTTTATTACCGTTTAATGTACCTTTATTTCTTAGAGATACTAATATATTTCCTAGTTGCTTTGCTGTTAAATTAAATTGATCTCTAATAAACATCTTTGTTTCTTTGGTCAATTCTTCTTTATCTCTAGAATATATAATAGCTAATATCTCTATTTCTTTATCACTTAGATTAAAATAGGGGTTCATAACTTTGAAAAAATTTTCTTGCATATTATCCCTATTTACTTTTACTGTTATTTTAATCAGTTTTACATTTCTCTTATTGTCCATTCTTTATCCTGGAACATCTGTTTTAGAAATTCAATTGTTGTTTGTATATATTTTATTTCGTTTCCTTTAGCTGGCTCATTATACATGATATAATTATTGCCAGTACTTACAACACAATCATCAGGAGCAAAATAAGCATATGTATCTGTATAAAATACATCTGTGTTCGTTCCTTCAATTCTCATAACTCTGCCATGAACAGTCATCTGTTCAATGGCTCCTACAAAATCATACTTCATCTAAAAATGCTTTAATTTTCCACAAGTCCTTTTCTTCTTCTAATTCTATATCAGACAATAAAGAAACTGTAGCCTCATCGTTTATTTCTTTAAATATATTAATACAGTATTTAATTTCTGTGCATATTTCCTCTATAGTATCTCTAACCTTCCTAAGCATTGTAGGAAAATCATCAGAGTTAACTATATACGTCATTTTTGGCTCTTCATCGTAAATGAATGGAATATCAAATCTCTTCCAGTCTATAGATAGCAATCTTTCTGCTATTGTATCAAATGTGTCTCCTAATCTCTCATATAGATCATCAGTCCATTTGACGTGTATTGAAAAAAAGTGACTTCCTTTAGTCTTTAAATGTAATGATTTAACATTGTTTTGGTAAATCACATACATTTGTATTAGTTTATTAAACTCGCTTATACAATTATCGTTCATATATACCCAATTATTCCTTGTTCTGTTGCAGTAATACAATCTCTATTCTGTTTTTTTAGAAATAATCTTAAGAATGGAAATTGTTTTTTTATTTTTTTGAAGACTCTTGGTTTTACCATTTCATCTCCATTCATAACCTTAATTAATTTTCCTTTGTAATTAAATGTTAATTCCATGTTAATTCAATATAATTCTACCCTCTAACATATAATCATTAGTAAGAGATATGATATCATAATCCACACAAGCTTTGGTATTGCCAAAATTAGAATGAACCCATTTAGACGAGCCAAAGAAAGATCCTACGCTTTTATATCTAAATTGTTTACCATATGTAGTAGCACTATTATGAAGATCTCCTTTTATAAAATGAATTCTATTGCCTTTTCCAATATATTCATCTGGTATTGAATCATCATAACGTTTGGTATTAATATATTCATTAATAAAGTTTTCCGTCTTAGAATCTAGAACTAAAGGCATGTTGCGTTTCATATCTCCTTCATCCTTTCCGTGACATAGAATATATGTATGTACACCAATATTATATGATCCTATAAATTTATCAAATACTTTTGCATGTACGTTTTCAAACTTAGAATTCAATATTGTGCAAAGAGCAAAATTAGCCGCATAACCAAAATCACCATCATGATTAGAAGATCCAACTGCTTTATACATGATGGAATCAGTGAGGTCTAAACTATTAATAGAACTAACAAGGTATGTTATGGCTTCTATGAAATATCTCATCTGTTCTTTATTAGTTAGATTCTGAGGCAATTGATGGCCTCCTCTGCATGTTTGACCATTCATTCCATCTAGCGAATCTCCTAGATTATTAATAATAATACAACTAAATTTGCCATAAATAGCAACTTCTCTTCGTATCATATCAATAATCTTATTCATTCTGGAAATAACAACATCCATGTTATAAGTGTTGTCGTATATGCTTTCTAAAGGGACATCTGCGCCAATATGCATGTCCGCTAAATGAATAACCAATGCTCTTGCTTTAGAATATGATAATTCAGTTACTGGAATATTATCTTTAATAATCTTTTCTTTTACTAGATATTCTTTTACGATATCTTGCATTCCTTCTTTTAGATTGCGAAGATCTTCATTCTCTTTTACAAGATTAACAAATTCTCTTTCTAAAACTTTACATTGATCTTTATAATACTTTTCTCTAATTAGAGACTCTTTATCACTATAAACATTATCAACAATTTCATCAACTTCTTTTTCCTCCATGATATGCGGGGGGACAGGTATTGATTGTTTTGTAATTCCAAGGATCCTAATTATATTATTAACTTCTTCTAAAGTTAATGTTGTAAAATATGGTACTATATTCTTTTTAGAAATACCAGCTCCATAATCAGAATATAATTTATAAATCCTTTCTATTTCATCTCTAGATAATAGTTTTTCTTCATTTTTTAGAATGAATTTATAGAACATTATTCTACTATCATCTTTAGATCTTATTAGATATAGTTTACTAATATTATTATCTTTAGAATTTACATTTCTAATTTTAGATTTATATTCATTATATAGTTCAGAGAATTTTCTAAATCTCTCTTGAGAAATAACTCCCTTCTTAATTAGAGAAACTCCTCTCCTATAATGATCTCTAACAAAATCTTTGTTGTTAATATTTAATTCTTTTAAAACTTGTTGTATTGACTTATTATCATTCAATGCTGATTGAACAATCTTAATGCAATACTCGTTTTTTTCTTCTATTTTATTCATTTAATAAAAATTAATTTAGTATCTTTAGATTAATAATATTTTGCTCTTTCTTTTCTGCCATGCCCTCTGTTTGCTCCTTTATATGTTGAAGTTAAAGAATGACAATTTGGACATAAAAGAATTAAATTACTTTCTAAATTATTGGCGTAATTCCCATCAACATGTTCTATTTCTAATGGAATTGTTTTTGTAAATGGATTTATTTCTCCCCATCCGCATTTAGAACATTTATTATTATATTTCTTAAATAAATACTTTTTTATGTGTCTTGAAATTCCATATTTACCAACAATGCCATTATTCAATCCTTTTTTCCATTTTGTAATGAATTCGTTATATAGATATTCTTGTTGACATTTTTGATTACAAAATTTATGATTAGCATTAGTTAATCCTTTATTACAATTTAAACAATTAGCAAGTACTTCATGCTCTTTAGCTTTTTCTTCAAATCTACGATAAGCACTTCTAATTGCTTCTTTGCTAACGCTATATTTCTTTCCTATTTGTTCCCAGTTAAGACTATTACTTCTTAACTGTTTAAGTTCTTCATAATTATATTTTAATTTACGCATAGAGCATCTACCCAGGCTCGAACTGGGAAATCATTATTACAAATAATGTGTTTTACCATTAAAACTATAGATGCACATTTTAATATAGATGTTAATTATCTATATTAAAATAATTTTTCATAAATGAAAATTATATTGCTTTGAAAATGATAATACAAAGATACAAATAAAATTTCATTTATGCAAGTTTTTTAATGATTTTAACATTAATTTAACTTATTTCTTTTTCTTTTTCATCTTTCCTCCACATTTCATTTGGTTTTGTTTTGGAATTTTAATCTCCTTTGCCTTACGAGGATTCTTAGATATTTGCTTTTTCATATTCTTTATATTTTTTAGTGAGTTCTTTTAATTTATTTATTATATATTTAGCTCCTAATTTATTAGCCCATCTTTCTGGATATACATCATAATAATCATGATTATGTTTTTTACAATTACAGAATATATTATGAATCAAACTTGGTAATCCAACTACAATTAAATATAATGGTCCTAACATCTCTGATTGTAAATGATGTCCATATTCATGAAGAATCGTTTCATATGTGTTTTGCCTTTCATTAACTATGATATAATTACCTAATGATATACCACTTCTAAATTTTTTAGAAACAGTTATGTTGACATTATCCCATTGCCACCAATTGTGTTTTAATGTACTAGGATAAAATATTTTTAAAATTAATCCTAATATATTTTGTGGCAATTGCCATAAATACATAATACTATTTTTTATTGTTTTCATTAGTTATTATTTTATTTGTGGTAAAAATACTTCTTCCTAAATTATTTGTATTGATAATATTATTGTTAACCCTAAATTTATAAGACGGCTTTGTTTTTGAGCATACAAGATATGCTTTTCTTCTATAATTTGATATTCAGATTTACTATAGTATTAGGTTTTAAATTTTCATGATGTTCTGAAAATAAATCTAGTAAACCAGCATCTATTCTTTCAGTAGCTCCAATATATCTAGCCTTTATAACTGGATTAACCTCAACTAAACCAGCAACTATAGCCGTTTGTGATAATTGCAATATCTTACCAACTCCTTCTATTGTTTTTAATACTTTATTCTTAGCATTATTATATTGTATCTTTAATGCTCTCTTTAATAAACTTTTGTTATTCATTTTAATGATTTCTTAGCTATTTCTTTTAAAGCCATTAAAATTAAACTAAATTTAGAAGGAACTTTTGTTTTTGTCGTGTCGGTTTTATTTTCGTTTTTAGTATTTTTTGATTCAGTTGTAATCTTATTTGGCCATTGTTTTTGATTATAAGAAATGTTATGAATTTTAAAAAATTCATCTATTTTACTTGTTCTCTGATCTCTTATCCTATCAGGATAATATTCTTGCATTTTTCTTATAGCTAAACTATCATTTTTATTTATATTTTCCTTTATGTCAGAATCTTCAAATTCATTGTTTGCAACATTAGCGCTTCCTCTTACCCATATATGCTGAGGTAAAAATACACTCATGGCATAGCTTCTATTTGTTGTATCTCCATTATCAATACTTGACATTCTTCTTTCACGAGATTTTAATATTTCTTCAAATTTTTTATTTCTTATATCTCTTTCTTCTTCTTCAGTTATATATCCTGGATTTCTAGAATGATACAATTTATACAATTCAGGATTTCTATGCCTAGCTAAATCTAATCCTATTCCTATTTGATTAATATCATACTTAGATCTATTCGTTGGAGGCCTCCATATTCTTTTCTTCTTGTCAAATCCAATACTATCTGGATTTTCTAAATAACGAATAAGCTCCATTCTTATATCGTTGTCATAATTCTTTTTTGCCATATGATAAAAATATATAAAAAGAAAAGCTCCCTATTTTATATAGAAAGCTTGTACGTTCACAAAAGGGTCTAGTTATGGCAACTATATCAATTTTATCTTCAATATTCTATAACACAACTTTCATTCTATTCAAGTTGCTATAGAATACTTCAGAAATAGATATAATAAGCCCCTGCAAAGTCACTCTAATTCATTTAATCTTTAGAATGACTAAGCAAGGATATTATTACTAATTCCCCTATTTATCCAATAATTTCCTCTACACAGTATATTTATTACACTATGTTAAATAGAACTATTTTCTTTTTATTAGAAGAAAATAATTGAGTTTTCTAAACTCTTATAATAAAGCCCTAATATCTACGTATCCTGCGCCGCAAAGCGTCGTAGCAAGTAAAGTATTATATATTGGATGTTTTTAGTAGTATCGGGGACAATTCAGTCTCTATTTCTAGAACTACTAGATCCTTTCTAGTATAACCTATAACCCGACTTCTGACCTGCTAGAATGTGCTAAATTCAAGGAGTTACCCTCATCACAGGTGATATTCTAATATTATTGATTTACATATCCTATCTACAGATATCTAAAACCAATAATTCATTATTAGAATCTACTTATGCAAAGATACGAAATTTTTTTGACTTTGTCAAGTTTTTTTAGTTAAAATTGAAAAAAAAGTTGACCTTACTATAGTAAAATACCAAAATTTACTATTTTTATAATAGTGAAATAAGTCATGTTGTTAATACTAGGCGAAAAATTATTTTTTTATTTTTTTTTATTTTTTTTTATTTTTTAGTTCTAGATGGAGATTTTTTTTATTTTTTAGTTCTAGATGTGGTGGTCTATAAGGATAACCGAAGCCTTTAGGTACCTTGGGGTTGGTACCCGGCCTTAAACTGACAACATTAGGGAAATCCGGATTCGTTTTTTGAATGCTTCCCTTCTTCCCTCAACCTATATCTTTAGAGAGTAAAAGCCTTCGGCTTTTGTACTCTCATACGTCAAAATCACACAGTACGTTTAACTAAAATCACACAACGCAATGTACAAAGTTACCGTTGAAACCAAGAAATCAGTCAATTCTCAACCTCAAAGAATTGTGGTTGAGATTCCATCTTTAAACAATGCTCTTAATAGAGCTTTGGTAGAAGCTCAAAAATTGAGCAATGTATTCTACGTGGTTTCAGTAGAAGACAACTACGGTACGTTCTTCTACGCTAGCAACTACAACGGGTTGCCTACGAAATTCTGAAAACAGCCCTCTTCGGAGGGCTTTTAAACTAAACTAGAAATGAATAATACTATAAAAATATCGATAGGGATTATTTGCTTTGTATTGTCATTAATCTCTATAATGACTATTAGTAATGATTTGTTAGCATATTTATCAACTTCATTACTATTAGCAATAAGCATCTCATTATTTGGTGATGCTTTAGACAAAAGATAACGTTGTGTGAAGAAGAACTACTGAAATCATGCTATCTCAACCATAGTGATGAAAGTAGGTAGTTCTTTTATAAAGAAAGAAAAGAAAGTAATATAAAGAAAAGAAAGAAATAGTATTTTATTACTATTTATATTATTAAACTAAATGATTTAATAAAATAGATATATAAGATAGCGGCTTCGCCGACTATCTATTTAATCATCTCTAATAAATCACATATGCTAGTATATTAATTGTATATTAGCTCCCATACCTCTCCCGTCTCCTCTCCCTCATCAATCTATCGATTGACGATGAAGAAGAGAAGCCTTTATTTTTGATATTTGTTGAGGTTATAATTCCCTTTATACCCTTAACCTATATCTCTTGTCTGTTAACCTCATTTAATCATTAATATTTTATAACCATGAGCAAACATGTTGTTGTACTCGACAGAGTAACTAACACGCCTAAGATGATCTTCTTGGGCTTCAAAGAGACCACTCAAAAAGATGGTCTGACTTCTAATTTCTTCTCCCAGATGTTTAGCACTCGCTACGCATCTGTTGGAGACATGCGTCAGGTCATGAGCGACCGTGTAAAAAAAGCACAGGACAAGTATGGATTCGAGATAGACGCCAAAACTGGTAAGGTCTCTTATCCTGATGGTGTAAAACATGTTACCATTCAGGATATTCTTCCTGAGTTTGATAACATTGAACCTGCAGTTGTGTATAAGTACATTTCTGCTCAGGCATACGAAGACTTGTCTGAAGTGGAACGTCGTGCTTATCAGCCTGCAATTGTTCCGCGTACCAACTTCTACCAGACCAATCCTGAAACTGGAGAGGTCATGCGTGATGAAAATGGTCGTGCAATTGTAGAAAGCACTGGTGCTGCTTACTTCACCGACTCTCTCGGTGATATTCTCTTCAGAACTTCTGCTATTCGTGACGCAAGCGAACTGCTGAAGGAACAGAAGATGGTAAGCAAGCCGCTTGACCAGGATGCTTTTGATATGCTTGAAGACTGTCCTGCAGCCATTGAAGCAATCAATGCTCGTTTGCAGGTAGCTACTGAACAAGAGGCTACCGCTGACGAACTGGCTGTGTAGTCGTAGTGATCTGATAATAGGCTGGTAGTTGAAATATACTACCAGTCTTTTATTATTTAATTGTAATTAATTAATACTATCGTTTTGTGTTACACCTATACTAACAACAATAATGATGACAGGAAAAACAACATCATTTCTATTGTTATGTTGATACTTTTTCTTGTTGTTATCGCTTTAAATCATTGATTTAGAGTATGTAGAGAGGTGGTTAAAACCCCTCCTCTCTTTTCGTCATATCACCACACCCTCAACCATACCACACACAATAGTATAGTTATATAAAAGAATATCAAAAATGCAAGAACAAGAACCAAAAAGAAATACATGGGGAATTATATGGTATTGCATAGTAATAATCTGGTTTTTATCAGGCTTATTATGGACATGTACTAATAGAACCTTTGTATGGTAAAATCATGAAAAAGACAATAAAATAAAAAATCAAATACCATTTAAAATGGAGAACCTCATAAAATACTTGCATATTACTTTCCAAGTGGTTTCAGTAACTTTTGACTTTTCCAAAGCAAAACCAGGAGATAAAGTAAGAATAAAACCATTTGATAAAGAGAAGAGTTATCAATTTGGAACAACTAAAAATATGGTTTCTTTAGAAAAGAAAATACTTACCATAAAATCAATAACAAAAACAAAGCCAGATTTATCAAAAGATAAACCTGCAAACTATCTAATAAAATTAGAAGAAGACAATGATGGTTGGTCATGGTCTGATGCGATGTTAGAATTACTAACAGAAGATAAATCTTGTGATATTATTGAGGAAGCGGAGCTTTCTCTCAAGAGAATTGAGCAAATCAAGAAATGGCTCAATAAATATTTAAAAGAAAGTAAGTAATAACTTTGATAAGGTGAGTTAATCTTTAATTAGATTAGTTCACCTTTTTTATTATATTTCTATAGTTTAAATAAGTAAAACAATATCAAAAAGATAGAGAAGTAAGTTCGAATCTTACTAGAAATACAACGTAAAAAACAATTAAAAAGTGCCTAATATAGATAGATCGAAATTTAGATTCAAAATAGGAGATAAAGTTTTATATAATAGAAAGAAGTGTAAGATATTAGCTTATTACTTCATGGAAAACTTTAATAAATATAGAAGCGTCTATGGTTATACGTTAGAAATAGAAAGAGGTGGCCATGATGGTGGTTATTATTCCTATGATGAAAACGGAAATCAACTTTCATTTAAAGAAAGAAATTGTTGGTTTGTTGCAGAAAAGCAAGTACATCCAACAGAAAAGAAAATAAAGAAAATAAAAATTAAAATCAAATAATAAAATGAAAAGAAATACAAAAGAAGAAAATCGAGATCATAAATCAAGTCCACGTTACACTGAAAAAGACCTTCAGATGTTGTACACCATTAAACAAGTACTTAGATTAGTACATGATGGGGTCAAGCAAAAGGACATAATATCTATGAAGATAACATCTGCGAGTATTGTAAGCAGTATCTTCTGGGGATTAAAAGGACTGAACATTATCATGACCACAGGGTATGGTACAGGATTCAGTTATAGATGGGTAGAGAATAGGAAGTGTGGTAATTTAGCCGCAATAACTATTCTTCAAGTAGTCAGAATGCATCAAAGCATAAGAAACTATAGATATAGACTTAAAAAAGAGGACAAAATAATCGACCTTAAAACATACAGGCAAATTAATTCCAAAACTATTTGATAATATAAATAATAAAATAACTTAGCGTATGCATAATATAAGAGATAAGCCCATGATCTAGGATTAAGCTTATAAACAATTATTTAAGAACTATAAAAAATCCTTAGTAGTATAAGGCAATACGCATACTAAATAGTATGAGATAGTGATTCAACTTCACTCTAAGGATCAAAATATACTACCTCAATCAACAAAAGAACGGTGATATGGGAGAATAGCTGCTTTTTTGGGGACATTTGTTGAGCTGAAGGCTATTATTAGTAGTATATTCAGGAAGATTGGCAGAGAGGTTTATTGCACTTGTCTTGAAAACAAGCGAACATGTGAGTGTTCCAGAGGTTCGAATCCTCTATCTTCCGCAAAACAAATATAAGACGAGGCATTTAAAACGTAAGCAAAACTATTAAAACTGATCAAAAAATGACAAAAGAACAACTTGAAAAAGCTATCTCTTTGAAAGATGAGATAGATAGTATTGAAAGTTTTTTAAGAGTCCATAAAAATAATGTTCGTATGGAGATTGGGTCTTACCCAAGCAGCAATAAAGGTGAAAAAATAATTACTTGGATAGATAGGAAGCATCAATATGAAATTATTGATTTGCTGAAAAAATGGAAAGATGAATACGAAAAAGAATTAGAGAAAATCTGAACAAAATGGATATTATTCTAGTGATGTCGACATCTATTACAACAACAAGAAAATTATAACTGTTTTCGGAGAATAATTTATTATTAATAGGGGGCGTATTGGATTTGATTATTATTAAATTTATAGTATGTTATGCATAGCCTGTAATAAGCTATTAAAAACTGTTACAAACAATAAATGCAAAAGAATTTTTCATTGGTTGCTCTATGAACGCAGGGCTGCGCATGGCAGCGTAAAGTTTATATTAAGTTATTTTACATCTAGTTTCTTTGTTCTAGTATAAACAAACAAAGTGGTAGAGTTTTTAGCCAAAGATGGCTCATTATAAATATCGGTTTGTGCATATTTTCTTTGGTCTGTAGTAAGATAAACAGAATCCTAAGCATATAAATAAACATATTATGAATTGATAATAAGACCCGGGTTCGATTCCCGGCGCCTCCACAAATTTATATTTTATCAATAAAAGAAATCATTAAAAATCTAAAATTATGGAAACAATTATTAAAGGATCGATCAATAAACATAGGATTAAACGTCTTATGGCTGGTATTATAGAAAGAAACATAATACAAGATGAAATAATAGACTCAAGAAGAACAGGATGGTTTGATGTAATTGATATTTGTGAAAAAACAGAAGAAATAATCAAACCGATTGAAATTATAAAAATAGAGAATGAGATCGCAGAAATAAAGGTTGATATATCTTATAGAAAAACTAGATATATAGACGATGGTATTTCTGAAGATTATGGTTGTTAAAAAATAAAGAAATAAATAAAAAAAAAGAAAAGATATTATGAAAATAAATGGAATAGAAATTGAACCAGGAATGGTTATTGAAACGCAATCAAAAGGCATATGGGTAGTATTTCCTACTGAAAGAGGACTATCTGTAATTAAATATCAAGAAAACAGTTGGTGTCTTCTTGAAAGTTTTGCTAAATGCTTTGAAGACAATATAGAAGCTATTTACGGCTTGTCCAACGGGGATTCATTAACTGGAGGGATTAAATTATGGCAAAAATCTAAAGAAATAGTACTTACCATGGATCAAATTGCAGAAAAATTTGGTGTTCCTGTTGAACAATTAAGAATAAAAAAATAACTAAAAATATTTGCATATAAAGATTTTTTATATTATCTTTGCATAAATTAGGTTATATAGGTTCAAGCTCTGCCAGAAGTGTTATAATAAATTAATATAATATATAAGTAAGAGCATAAAGGGAGTTGGCGCAATGGTTAGCGCAGGAATCTTATACATTCAAGGTTATGAGTTCGAGTCTCATACTCCCTACTAAATTATTAAATAAAGAAAAAGAAGAACAAAAAAAATGAAACAAATAATAATAGGCGATATCCATGGACATGATACATGGAAGAGAATTATAGACCAAGAAAAAACATTTGACAGAATAGTGTTTTTAGGCGATTACCACGACTCTTTTAAAATCGGTAGTAAATCTATAGTCGATAATTTTAAATCGATTGTAGAGCTTAAAAACAGCCTTAAAGACAAAGTTGTTTTGTTGTGTGGTAATCACGATTATCACTATGTAGAAGGGATTGATTCTAAATTTTCGGGTTATCGTCCTGAATTAAAAGGAATTCAAAAAGAATTGCTTCTTGAATTAATTAAAAATGATATTTTACAAGTATGCTTCAAAGATGAAGAAAACAGGCTTTATAGTCATGCTGGAATATCCAGAACATGGTTGAAAAATCTCAATAAAGATATATCTATAGAAAATATAGATAAAGAATTGAATAATTTATTTAAAAACAGTTTAGGATTATTTAATTTTATTTATGGTAAATCATATAATTACTACGGAGATGATCCTGAAAATGGGCCGTTATGGATAAGACCAAATTCCTTATATTATGATGCTATTGATGAATATGATCAAATAGTGGGACACACACAACCGCAATATCCGTTAGTTGTAAAATCTAACCAAAAAACAAACATATATTTAGCAGATACATTAAAGTTTGGGTATTATATTGTATCCAATGAAGTGTCTATAGGATTTAAACAAATAAAAATATGATCATATTACTATTCATATTATTAATAATAGCTATTATGTTTTTAAAAAGAAGATTATTAATTGTATGTAAAGACATAAATCATGTATTAATAAAAACTCAATATAGAATATTGTTTTTTTACATAACAATAAAAGAAGAATATTATTTATCTTCAAATTCAGAAAGTATAATTAAATATATTTTAGAAGATAAAAAAGAAAACGGAAGTTTAATTAAATTTAAATATTAAAAAAAGGATTCTAGATGTAGGAGAGATGGTTAATCCGCTTGCTTTGGGAGCAAGAGATCGCTGGTTCGAATCCAGTCATCTAGACGAATATAAAAAATCAAACAATATGTTAAAAGTAATAATAAAATATCCCAATGGAGATCAAAGAATACGGCAAATACCCGATGAAATATTAGGTGTTAGTGAACGTGGAGATGTTGTAAGATCTGCGTATATAGATAAAGCTGATTCATTTGATAATGTAGTAATACATAGCGAAGATGATGAATTCTATGATCCATATGTAGGGGAATCAATAAGAGATGAAGATCTTAAAAAAAATTATAGTCCGTATGACGGATTAATAGAAATAACATTGTTTAACAATAAATGAAATATTGACACAACAGTCGTAATTGTCTGAGCAGAGTCGTTAAGCGTCTCGAAGGTCAATATATATAAAAACTAAAATAACTTTCCAAGTTGTTGAGGACAGCCTGGTTCTTATATAATCTTAAAAGTTCCTGTAAACAACCAGGAGCTATATAGAAAATATAAGTTTTGGCTGTAAAACACAAAAAAAAAAT